ATGAGCACCCTGGAACGAGCCATCGAGATTGCCACCGAGGCGCACAGCGGCCAGCGCGACAAGGCCGGGAACGACTATATCGGCCACCCGTTGCGGGTTATGGCCGCGGGCAAAACCCCCGAAGAGAAGATCGTCGGGGTGCTGCACGATGTGGTCGAGGACAGCGACTGGACGCTGGAGGGGCTGGCGGCCGAGGGGTTTGCGCCCGAAATCATCGAGGCGCTGCGGTGTTTGACCCACGCCGAGGAGGAGTCCTACGACCGTTATATTGCCCGCATAAAGGGCAATCCGCTGGCCGTGGCGGTCAAACTGAACGATTTGACGGACAACATGGATATTCGTCGCCTGCCGTACCTCTCGGACAAGGATGTCAAGCGGCTGAAGCGCTATCTGCGGGCCTACAAGCAGCTGACCGGCGAGCCGACCTACTCGGTCTATGCCTGCCGCCAGGAGTATCCGAACGCCTACCTGCCCTGGACCGAGGCGGAGGATCTGGAGCTGACGCGCCGGTGGTGTGAGGGGGCGACGGAGGAGGAGTTGTCCGCCCATTTCCAGCGCAAGCCCGGCGCTATCCGTTCGCGCATCGAGAAACTCGACCTGGAGCGGCTCTATGGAAAACGGGCCAAGCAATCCTGACCGTACGCCACAGCCTCGGGTGCCGTCTGCGAAGTGCGGCGAGACGATAAACTGATTCGCAATGATACTGAGCGTCAGCCGAAGAACCGATATTCCCGCTTTCTATTCGGACTGGTTTTACAACCGGATCCGGGAGGGGAATGTGTGCGTCCGGAATCCGATGAACCGGCACCAGGTCAGCAAAATCCGGCTATCCCCGGATGTGATTGATTGCATCGTCTTTTGGAGCAAGAATCCAGCGCCGATGCTGCCGCGTTTGGGCGAACTTGCGGACTACATGTACTATTTCCAGTTTACGGTCACTCCATATGGCAGGGAGCTGGAGAAGGGGCTTCCGCAGAAGGAGACCATTATTGAGACGTTCAGACGGCTGTCCGACCGGATTGGCCCCAAGCGGGTTATCTGGAGGTATGACCCGATTCTGTTCTCGCAAAGCATGGATGTCCGCTATCATCTGCACGGTTTTGAGGCAATCGCCAAACGGTTGGCATCCTATACCCAAACCTGCGTGATCAGTTTTGTGGATCTGTATCAGAAGACGCGGCGCAATTTAAGGGCGACAACGGCTCGTGAACCGAGTGCGGATGAAATTACCCGATTGGCTGCGGGGCTGGCCTCCATCGCATCAAGCTATGGTATCCGAGTTCAGAGTTGCGCGGAACGGATAGATCTGGAGCCGATGGGCATCCGGCATGGCCGATGCGTCGATCGTATGTTGATTGAAGAGTTGCTGGGGGCCCGATTGAATGTCGCCAAGGACAGGAACCAACGGCCGGAGTGTGGATGCGCGCAGAGTGTGGATATCGGGGCCTATGATACATGCAGCCACGGCTGTCTGTATTGCTATGTCAACACCGATACGAAGACGGTGTATCGGAACCGGGGGTTGCATGACCCGTCGTCGCCGTTGTTGATCGGCCGAATGGAGGAGGGCGATGTCGTAAAGGAGCGGGCGATCCGCTCGTTTAAGGGGAGCGATGCGCTTTTTTAGGGGTAGATAATCCGGCCGCCCCGATGGGCTTGGGACCGGTCGGACCGATGCGTGCCGCTATCTCGGACGCCGTTTGCGAAGGACGAACTCGGTCGCCTCGCGATCCTTCTGTTCGGCGGTCCGCACGGGATTCTGCAGCAGCCATTGTTCCAACTCCTCGCGCAGGAAATAGACATTCTTGCCGTGAGGCTTGTAGTGGGGGATGCGGGCGTTGTGGGTGAGTTTGTACATGTAGCTCGGTGAGATGCCTGTGAAGTCGCAGGCTTCGGAAAAGTTCAGGACATTCTTCTGTCCACGCAGCAGTTGTTCGATGCGGTCGAGGCGTTCCTCGACGGTTAGACTCATTTGCATAAAAACACAATTTAAAAGGTTTGACAAAGGCGTTGCGCAACGCACGGGCTTGTAATTACAGAGACAAAGAAACGAAGAAAAAAAGCTGACGACATTGTCTGCCAACGTTTCCGCTTGTTTGGACAATCTTTCCCATCTTTTTCCCGTGTTCAGGCACCCTGCAAATACAACGACGGAACCCCGCAAAGGGACTTTGCCCGTGCTTGTTGGGGGGATTTATGGGCAGACTATGACTGCGCGGCCTCCAGGGCCCGGATGCAGTCGAGAATCTGTTGCTCGCGTTTTGCGTCGATGATGTCGGCCATCTGCTTGGCCGCCGAGAGGTCCTTGGCCGTAAGCGGCTTGCCCAGCTTCGAGAGGAAGCAACCCTTGGCTCCCGCCACGCGCTGCCACTTCGGGGTGATGAACCGCGCGGCGCTCAGCGATTCGAGCAGCAGCGCCAGCAGCTTGTTGTGGGTCGTCTGCAGCGGTTCCGGAAGCTGGCAGGCGAGCATCAGTTCAACCTCCGGGCGGGTGACGTCGCGCCGGAAGAGGCCGATGCGGTTGATGTGTTCGGTCAGCAGGTCGAGTTGCCGGTCGGTGAGGCGCGGCGAGAAGTCCTCCGGCGTGGGGTCGAACCCTGTGCGGCTGCGGTTGATGGCGCGGCGCTTCTCGGCCTGCGCCTGCAGGGCGGTTTCGTGTTCCCGGGCCTGCTCCAACTCCTCCTGCTGTTGCCGCGTGAAGCCGGCAATCTCCGCAACGGCGCTCTGCACCTCGTCGAGCCGGGCGTTGAGGTCGTCCCGTACGGGGGCAGGGTAGCGGTTATAGAGGTACGCGAAGGTCTGGTCGATGCGCCGCTGTTCGTTGCGCGTGAAGTTGCCGTAGGCCAGCCGGCGTTCGTAGTCGCGGTGCTGCTCGTCGAGGTAGCGACGGGCCTCCGCACCGGTGAGTCCGCGGCACTCGATCTCGCTCTCCAGGTAGTGGAGCGTAAAGCGGGGATCCTTGAAAAGAACGACGCAGAAGGTGAGCCAGCTGAAGAGAACGACCAGCGCGTAGAAGATCGACGCCGGCACCATCCATAACCAGCCCAGCAACCGGCTCCGACGTGCGAGCTGCATGCGCACACTCCCGATCCATGCACGGACCCGGCTGTTGGCACGACGGTGCGAGTAACGGATGTATTCGATGCGGTTCATGGGCGGTCGGTTGCGGTGCGAGGGTGAAGGCTGAAGCCCCGTCTTCCAAAGATAATCATAATTCCGGAATCCGGTTCACCGCTTCGCGTTTCTTCTCGTCCATAATTTGCGCATAGACCTGTGTGGTCTTCAGCTCGCGGTGGCCGAGGAGCTTCGAAAGGGTGTAGATCTCGGTACCCAATGATAGCTGGAGCACGGCGAAGGTGTGGCGCCCGCAGTGGAAGGTGATGTGCTTCGTGATGCCCGCCTTCATGCACCATTCGCGCAGCGCGAGGTTGTGCCAGGCGGAGTATTTCAGCCCCGAGAAGACCCGCTCGTCGGCCCTGCCGCGCGGCCCCATGTAGCGCACGGCCTGTTCGGCGATGTCGAGGTACTCCAGACCGCGGGTCTTCTTCTGGCGGAAGACCACGCGCGTGCCGCCGTCGAACTCCTGCACCTCGCCCCACGTCAGCTTGTTGATGTCGCTCCAGCGCATGCCCGTCAGACACGAGAAGATGAAGGCGTCCTTCAGCACGGGGTAGGAGCAGTCGGTCTTGACCAGCCGCTGCAGCTCCTCGACCGTGAGGTATTCGCGGTGGACGTCCTCGGTTCGTGTGGCCTTGACCCCCATGGCGGGCGATTGGGGAACAATCCCCTCCTCGACGGCCCGGTTCAGCGCCGCCTTGAACTTCAGAAAGTAGCTGTTCTGGCTGTTGGCCGAGAGGGCGGTGCCGCTCTTCGTGCGGGCCTCCTTGGCGAGGTAGTTGCGGAATCCCTCGACGAACAGCCGGTCGACCCGCTCGAAGGTGGTCTCCGTCCCCGCATAGGCGATCAGGTGTTTCAGCATGCTGTCCCAGTTGCCCCAGTTGCCGGGCGAATCCTTGCGCTGCTCGACCATCCCGCGGATAAACTCGACCAAATTGGTGCGGATCTTGAAGGGCACGGCGAATCCGTACTGCTCGTTCTGCTCGGCGAGCAGCCGTTTGGCCTTGACCCTCTCGGCCATCTCCAGATTGATTTTGTTGTGGTCGCGCTCGGCCTTGTTGCGGGGCGTGGTGTAGAGGAAGTATTCGAGGGTCTCGAATTTTCGCTTGGCCCTTGTCGTGCCGTTGGCCCCGAGGGTGTACCCCAGGTAGTATTCCAATACCAAAGAGGTTCGCCCGTTCTTCAGTTCGCGTTTGATAAGCTTAATCTCCATAGGCGTGCGTTTCGATTGGTGTGTTGCAAAAATAGGGATAAAATTTGCAACATGCAAGTGCAAACGTTACAAATACGTTGCAAAAACGCGCCTCGAAGGGAGTTTTGAGAATTCGGAAAATTTTTCTCTGTGCCGCTGTAAATTGCTGATTATTAGTGTTTTTATTCTTCGATTTTCTGAATTTTGCTGCGTTAAGTTACTTTCCGATGCAAAATCTATGGTATCTTTCCAAAATAGGTTGTAACTCGCTATTACATATTGGTTTATTTATAGCCAACGAACACCACTTTGGAGGTTGGGTAACAGACGGGTAACAGAATCGAATAAAAAACCCTCTCAACGCCCGATCTATCGGTCTGTCGAGAGGGGTATTCAACGCAACTGATACGGGGTTATCAGTACCGCAAAGATAGTGATTTATTTGGATTTCTATTGCTTGGCGTAGATTATCGCATTCTCTGCCTCGGTCAAGCCATAGTCCCACATTTTGAAAGAGGAGGCGTCGATGACCTTGATATTGCGCTTATCTTCGCGGTTCACTACTTCGCCGTCCGTTCCGTATTCAAAGAATGAGATCGTCGGGGTTGCCCCCTCATATTTTACGTCTATTGAGTAATAGCAGGTCGATGAGCCGCTGATCTCTTCAAATCGGGTGTCGGTTATTACGGCGGTTCCGTATGCCGTGAAATCAGGGAAAAGGATTACCGTCGGCTTAATCTCTTTCGGCTTGGGATAGGGCTGGAAGACGATGGTTTCCGTGTAGGAGGCAGCAGAGGATAATTTATCCTCGTGGAATCCGATATAGGTTCCATTGAGGGTCTGCCAAATCTGTTTGACAGTTTCGTTCATCTCCGGCTGTGGGGCATCGTCTTTGGAGCAAGCTGCGACGCAAAGGGATAGGAATAGGATAGATAAGAGTTTTCTCATAATATGATGGTTTTATGCTTTCAAGAAATAGACAGGAATAATCGGGAGTAGAGCTTTGTCCTCCTCGCTCATGCGGTCGTAGTAGCGAATCCATAGGTCAATGAACTCGTCGATGTCGATCAGGCGCAGGCAGCGATGCCCGTTGCGGGCCTCTTTCTTGGATTCGCTGGTGAATGTCCCCGATGTAACCAGCAGGCCGACTTCGCCCTCCTTGACGAGAACTCCCAGCAGACTACGGACGACATCGACGGAGATCGCCGAGGTGGGATAATGCTTGACCTGCACTTTCAACTGTGGGGCGGTCGTGCCGAGCGGGTCTCGGTAGGCGATAATATCGATACCGCCATCCTTACCTTTCGGGGCGATGAACGGCGTATAGTAGCCCATTGCCCGTAGTAGGGCGGCGACCAAATCCTGAAACTCGTAGGGGTTCTTTTTGATGATATACTCCCGAATACCTTTCGATGCCTGACCTTGCAGCATATCCAAATCATCGGGCTGATCCGCGTTATCCTCGATGACAGATACCGCGTGTTCTTTCTGTATCTTGGAAAACTTGCCGTGAAAATCGGCAAAGAACTCTCCGGCTCCGGCGGTGAGAGCTTTCGCTCCTTCTTCCGTCAGATGCCAAATCCCGCTCTTTTTGACGAGATACCCGACCTTGCCGACCTCTATCGAATAGAAGTTGAGATACGCTTTCCAGCGGATGACCCCGCTCTTGGTCTCCTCTTTTTCATAATCGGTCAGCGGGAAAGATTGTGAGAGGGTTTCGTAGATGTCCGAAATCCTCATTTCGCCGCCGTTGGCCTCGATTGCTTTCATGGCGGCAAATACGATCTCCGCCTGCCTTGTTGTTTTTTTCTCGTTCATGCCTGCAACAGGTGCATTTAATTCGCTTGCCGTCGCTTGCAGATACGCACGAAAAATGTGGGCGTTCCCGTCGATTCAGAGGCATCGCCAAACGCCTATACTCTCAACAAAAGAAACGCCCACGTAGAACGCAGGCGTCCACCATTGTTTTTTTGAGAGTATTCCCGAAATTTTGGCGATTTTCTGAATCTCAAACAATAGCAAACGCTATATTTCCAATATGTCTGCCACAAAGATAGCGAAAGTTTAAGAATACGATCTATTATTATAATAGATATTTATTCAAAATCAGATAAATCGCCTGATTAGTGGAAAAATCTTTTTACGAAGCAGTACGAGTATGATGATGATTGCCACCCAAAAACCGCGTATTTGCGTCTGTTGCCACCATGTCAATTCACGTTCAACGGGTACGATTTTCTCAACCTCGACCTCCCGATCTCGGTAAACGATACTGTCTCTGTATTCTATCGGTCGTTTGGTCGGAATCTTCTGATCGTCCTGTTTGTTTTCAAGCGAATGCGTCAGCGACCCGTCGGGGTTGATCCTTGCGTCCGATACCGCCGCCGAGGTTTCGAGGTGGCTTGAATCTTGGCGGACGGTCTGTTCGGTTCGCTCGGCCGGTAGTCGCACAAGAATTGTATCATCAATGAATATAGTGTGATACCTTATCTTAACGAGCAAGCTGTCTCGAATGTTCGTCGAAGTTGTCTGATGCTTGCAGGTAGCGCAAGATGTCAGCACCAGCAGGCATAGGAAGTAGAGAATGTGTTTCATAACTTTTTATGCTTTGAACTCGTACACTTTTTGCGTGATACCGGCCTGTGGCAAAACGTCGAAATGAAGCCATGTTACGCCGCCCTCCACGCGAATGTTGCAGGGCAGCAGTCCCGCGTTATTCTTGATTGATTGGCGTGCTTGCTCGGCAGTCATGCCTTGAATGGTGAAATCACCTGCTTTGCCGAGGATATGAGAAGAGAGATAAACCGCCGTCTTGCCTTTCACCATCGGACACATATTGCACCGCATTCCGCGTTGATATGTTCCGACTGAATGATTATTGCAGAACATCGGTTTTTTGAGAATATCGCGCCGGATGACGAGCAGGCAATGGAGATAGTAGGTGTCGAGAAACTGCCATGCGTTTTCTCCCCACTTTTTGAGGGTATGATTGCAAACCAGTTCGTCGATGTCGAAATACTGTTTGATCTCGGTAAGGATTTCGTTGCGTGTCATAACCAAGCGAAAATTTGAATGATTAACCCTCCGATTACCGTGTAAGCGAGATCGGCCCAATCCCAGCCGTTATAGCGATATTGATCGATGACCTCCTTTGCTACACCGGCGAATACAGCGAAGATGCTGCACCATCCCGCCGAACAAGGGACGATTAGAGCGAAGAATGCAGCGATCAGCACTCCGGCGAGAAGATGCAGGATTTTGTCGCGGGCAATTCCGCCCAGCCATATCATAACGGAATCGTAGATTTTGATGATTGTCCCCATATTACTTGCATTCGGGTAAAATGTACTGAATGTGATCGGCGGCCTCCTGTAATTGCTGACGGAGTGATGTCGGATGCAGCTCTTGTGTATGGGTGAAGCCGCAGAATATCGAACCGATCCAATCATGCTCATCATCAGCCAGCCTTTTTATAACGACCGAGCAGCACCCGTTTGTCGTCATAATTGCCCGTGCTCGCTTGTCTTTGACTTCGGATTCGATATTCCGATAGAATAGGAAGTCTCGACAGGATAATTCCGCAGAGAACGCCGCCACATCAGACATAGGCAAACGCTGAATGCACGGTTTGATGGCCGACACCCCGTTGCGTTTGACTTCCAAAGAAACAGACAGAAACATGCTATTTACGAGCGGATGCGGTTGCAGGATATAGACCCTGTCGGCTCCGAGATCATGCAGTAGTTGCCATAATACGCCGTAAATCTTTGCGATATTATCGCTGCGCTTGGCTGACTTTTCCTCCTCGGCGGCTTTCCACTTTTCGATTTTCAGATCGGTCAGCTTGTTTTTGGCATATTGGTTATATGAGAACCATGCCGACAAGATGACGGCTATCGAACTGATGATTGCAGGGATATTTTCCATATTAGCATTATTCTTGCACAAAGGTAATAAATAGTACCTAATAGGTATTTATTCGGGGCATAAAAAAATTACTTCCATAGGTGTGTAGCTATTACAATGAATGTGAAATTACCGTCATTCCAACTTGCATCGTCGCCGGTATATACCGTGAATGAGTTTGCGGTACGTTCGATAACGGATGCGTATACACCGGGGCCGTTATCGCTGCGCAAAAGTTCTCCGCTTAACAGCACCGTATATTTGTCTGCGGACGAGAACGTGCCTGTCGGGAAACTGATGGTGCAATAATGTGGCGAATTGGTCATATATGACAACTGACAGCCTTTATTCTCTGCCCCGTACCAATATTGATTGTAGCGCCTCTGCTTGACAAGGCGCGGCAAGCCTCCGGAAAATTCGACCTTACCCGCAAAGATGGCTTTCAGCGGGAACCCCTCCCCCGAGTTAGCGATGCCGTATCGGAATCTATTGAGTACGAGCCATCCCTTGAATGATTCGCCCTCGCCGACACCGATAATATCTACTCCCTCATTGGGGTTGATTATTAGGTCAGACAAACGTTCTCCGTCTTCATGGAAGTAATAGCCGGTCGGGGCCGATGCCGATATTTGCCCGACCGCATTCTTATTACCCCATTTGGTGTTGAGAATGCAAGCCCGAAAACCGTTGTATTCAGAGGTAAAAGGCATTGTGAATGCCGTAAGAAATGCTGCGGATTCTCCCGGAATGACAACGCAGTTGTTATTTTGGAGACCCAATGTCGAAACCGTTATTCCTTCGCCCTCCCCGTCCAATCGGAAATATCCATCCTGAAACGGAGTTCTGATTGCGCCTTTGATGATAACATTCTCAAACGTACCGCTGTGGGCTTTCAGGTTGCCATACTTATCCCATGTGATGTTACCTTTGGCGAGTTGGCCGGAACCATCTGCGCCGCTGAAATAAATCATCGTTTGCCCGGCGGTGTTCGTAACCTGTATGGTCGCATTTCTCATAGATAAAACATTGGCGATTGCCGAGTTCCAATCGATATATGTCTTATCGTTGCCTATGCGAAAAGCATTGCTCAAAAAATCCATAAAATTTTTGCCGTCGGCCGATACGACTTTATCCGTCGTGATCCGACCGGGCAGAATCTCCGAGAACCCGTAGAGCGAAACATAGCTCCGTTCGCCGTCGTATTCGCTGTTCAAAACGCCTATCAGGAGGTGATAATACCCTGCAACATCGGTCATCTTGATCGCTTGGTCAGAGAGCAGGAAATCGCCCTTTGTCGCAGTATTCGTGCGGCTGACTTTGGCATAGAGATAATACTTCTTTTCGCCGTTGTCGAGGTATGGCGAAAGGTATTCGTTCATCTCCCAAACTTTATACTCCGAATCTGCATGAGAGGACGAGATCGTGCCGATACCGAGCGTCATGTGCTGGATGAATCCGTGCGGGATATGCAATTGCTTCGCCGTGTTGTCATAGATGATGCCGTCGCTTACCGCCGTGAGGTCGGTCTTGCTGGCGACGAACCGGAATTGCAGGCTTTCATCCCCGACGAGCATCATCATCGTCTGCACGGTCAGCGGATTGATGGAGTTCGTGAAGTTGTCGAGCATGGAATCCTCCAACATAGACATCGTCTCTTTGACATCTCGGAACCGACGCTTGGTATAGCTTACAGCATTGCGGATGCTATTATCCGTTGCCACTTCGTTTTGTCCGATCTCCCGAAGCTGCGACGAGACGCTCTTGCCTGAAACCGAGTTCGAGATTTCGAGGACGGGAGCATACGGCGAGGTGAGAAAATCCTTGATACCCGTGATGCGGATCGGAATGCCGTCGGGTGCGAACTGCTCATCGGTGAACAGAACATATCCGCCGACTTTCAGTCGCCCGCCGACACGGAGCCAATTCTTTTTCGCCCAAAGTCCTTGCAGAGTGCCTGTAAAGGTGAATTTCTGATCTTCGTTCTCATAGAGCTTGCGGGCCGCTTCGCGGAACATATCCCATGACGCCCCTGTCTTATCCGCATTGTTGCAGATGTAGGAATCCGGCAGCATGATCCCGAAAACGGCGTAGGTGTCGCCGACGGCGGGCTTGAATGTTTCGTTCGGCATCGTAACTCCGTCGATCTCCTGCGGCACGAGTTCAAAGCGGCGTTCCGAGTGGTTGTATTTGAACTCGAACTGCTTGTCGTCGCCCGCAAGCATCCCCTTTTGGAAGCTGATCGTCGCCGTCACTCCCTCGATGACATAATCGTTGAAATTCAACTCTGCGGGAATGGAGTTGTCGATGATGTCGTAGAAATTCTTTCCTGCGTCGATGGACTCGACCGCCGAGACCGTTCCCACGCGCGAGGGGTATATCTCGGAGCAATCGAGGCTGTCCTCTTTGACGGCCTCGGAAACTTTGTCGATGCGCTCGATGGAATAGCCCTCTGCATCGGAGCGATAGGTGCGGCCCTCATAAACGAGCGTCTGCGACTTCGGCAGCAGCAATTCCGCCGATCCGTATTTCGAGCGGTCGATATTGCGGTCTCCGCCCTGAACATAGAGCCGCTTGATCGGCAATTCATCGCTCTGCGTGGTGCGCCCGACACCCGGCTCGAAGCCGTTGCCCTTGCCGTATGCGAGCGATAGGGGATCGTTCTTAAAATACTCTACTTTGTGTAGCGAAATCGTGTAGTCGTTGATTTCCCACTCGGTCTCGAATTTGTTTGCGACATCCTGCAATGCAGCATCGACGTAGGTGTGATTGAACTCGACCGTCTGCTCCGCCGCATCGAGGCATTCGCCGACTTTCCAAACTCCGGCTCCGTCGCGCTGGTTGAGATTCCAGACGATAGCTTCTACGAGTTCGTGAGGCTTGGCGCACATTGACCATTTGAGGCGTTTATCGACGGGATTACGCATCTTATACAGACTCATGTTGTCCTCCAATGTTCCGAGGGTGAGCGTGTATTCGATATTGCGGGTTCCGTTCTTCTTAATGTTCTCCGGCGAGCCGAGTTTATATTTTACGCCTTGATACTCGCACCATGCCCCGACCGGAATTTCGACAAATTCCGATAGGGAGAATTTCAGGACGAGTTGTGGCTTGGACATGAGGGAGCGATAGCGGTAGCTGCTATCGCTCTCCTGTACGTCCAATGTCGTGTTATTGAAATGCAGGGTCAGCATGATCTGATTTTATTCGATGTTCAGTTCGGCGCAATCTGCGTCGATTTGGGCTTTCAACGTGGCTCTCGCTGCGAGAAATGCCTTGTAGGAGGCGATCTTTGCCTTTGCCTCGTCGCTCGTCTTGGAGCCGCCATATACGCCGAGATTGGCGGCATTGTACTCGTTGATGAGTTTCTGCTCGTAGTTCGCTTCCCACATCTGACCGATGACGGCCTCGGTGATCTTGTTGCTCGATACGGAAGCCCATACGATTACCTCATAGCAGGAATACTGCGTGCGTGAAATTTCGGTGGCGGGCTGATCTTCGTTCTCCGTCATGGCCTGCTGCTGCGGTGCGGCCTCTTCCTGAATGTCCCAACGGTAGATGTAGCTGCCGTTGCCTACCGCCTCGAATTTAGGCGGCATTGCGTCGTAATATGCACGTTTCATAGAACTGTGGTTTGATGATTGTTTTTAGTAAATGTTTTGAGTTTGATACTTTTGCCCATCCGAACCAACTGCATAATCGCTGCTTGTAGTCTTTTGCGCTGATATTGACCTTTTTATTCAATCGCGCGGCAGCACGGCAGAAATTCTGCTTGATAGCTTTCCGCATGAGCGTTTGAGCGTGATAAAACACGAATCCGACGAAATCGAGGCCGCGCCCGTGCTTGTCCGCCCGGTTCTCGGCGATAGGAAATATCTGCTCGTTGCCTTTCAGTGTCAGTTTTAAGGCCGCGAGATACTTCTTGATGTCGGCCAACAGGATGTGCAACTCCTCTTTCGTGGAGGCGAGAAATACCATGTCGTCGGCATATCGGAAATAGTACCGCACTCGCTTCTCCTCCTTGATCCAATGATCGAAGTAGGCGAGCATCAGATTTGCGAAGTATTGGCTCAAATAGTTGCCGATAGGCACGCCGTCGGTGCTGTCGATGATTGTATCGAGCAGAGCGAGCGTATCCTTGCATTTGATTTTGCGGCGGATGACGGCTTTCAATACGTCGTGGTCTATCGACGGGTAAAACTTTCGGATGTCTATTTTGAGGCAATATCGGGCGTTTTCCCGGTCTTTGATGGCCCTCTTGACATTCCGCATTGCTCCGTGAATACCTCGGCCTTTTATGCAGCTATATGTGTCTTTCGTGAAGACCGAAACCCATATCGGTTCGAGGATATTCATTATCGCATGATGCAGAATGCGGTCGGGGTAATACGGCAATCGAAATATGATCCTCTCTTTCGGCTCATAGATCGTGAACGTGCTGTATTCGGAGTTCTTGAATGTACGATTTTTCAGCGTTTCATGCAGAGCAAGGATATTTGCTTCACGATTCTTATCATGAACTTTGACACCATATGTACGGAGTTTTCCGCGTCTTGCCTTTTCATCGGCGAGACGAAGATTATCCAGCGATATGATTTTTTCGTATAAATTTCCTATGCGCTTCATTTTGACGCTTTGCTTTTCATATTCGGGGCGTTCGATAGTTCGGGAGGCCCGAAACCGCCTACTAACTCCTTTTTGAGGTGATGTTTTTTGCCGAGAGGCAGGGTCGTTACTCTCAAAATTTATGTTTTTATCTTTCTGAAAATCATTGGCGAGACCTGACATTCGCATTCGTATTCGAGGGCGTGTTATTCGTATTCGCATACGCAAATCCGGCATTCGCGCTGTTATTCGCATTACCGCCGAACAGGACACCGCAAGAGTAACCAACCTTTATACATCCATTACTCCAAATAGTACCGCGTTCCCGATGCCCGCATCGTTACCCGTCGCGGGAATTTGTCCATCTCCCGAATCTTGGCGAGGACATATTTGATTTCCCGCGAATTGGTAAAGAACTTGCGTGCGTCGCGGTCGGGGTCGTCTCGGTTCATCTTGATCTTGACGAGCGTCCGATCTGATCCGAACTTCGTTTTCACTCCCTCGATGTAGTCGCAGACCCAAAAGGTGAGGTTAATCAACTTCTGCTGCGTCGTTTCGGGGCAGTTGAAATGCTTGTTGGTTTCGTCGGCGGGGATTTTCAGGAAATCCAGCGAGCCGTCATCCTCCATCGGATTGTGGTTATTCTCCATTGTCGTATCGTTTAATTATTGGCCGAGCGTGTTTTCTGTGGCGTTATCCGTTATGCGGGGATAAAGCAAAGGCGAGACCCGACATGCGCAGTCGTATGCGAGGGCGCGTGATTCGTAGCCGCAGACGCAAATCCGGCATTCGCGCCGTTAGACGCAGTACCGCCGAGCAGGACACCGCGCAAAGCTTCGGTCGTCGGAATGTTGGTATAGTGGTAGTCGCAGAAATAGGTCGAAGAACCGCCTCCTACGACGGAGGGCATGATCTCTCCTCCCTCGCCGAAAATCACCTCCTTGACATACCCCTCTGCGCGGGCCTCGTTGCCTACATGGGCGTAGCCGTTGTAGCCGCTATCCGAGAATTTGGCCGGATCGGCGCAGATGAAAACCTTGCTCAACTCGTCGCCGCCGTTGGCCTCGGTCGGGCTGATGCGGATGTTGATGCCGTCCGTCCATTGCCAAATATGGCCGAAAGGATTTTCCACGCCGCGATAGCGCGGAACCATGACCGTTTTGAGGATTGCCCCGTCCGCATTCGGAACCTCATACGGAACCTCTCCCGATCCATTGCCGAGGCTATCGGTATGCCCGCACGGGGCAAACGGATTATATCCATTGAGCGTATTCCACTCTGCACTGGTAAGGGTGGTTACTCCCGCTCCGAGGCCGCCTTGTGCATAGCCGTTGCTATCCTTTTGAGCGTTGAATGTTGCCTGCGAGTTGAGAGTGGCATATTCGATAACGAAGAGCCAATACAGCTCCTTGTGAATGTCGTAGGTCATGCAGTTCCATTCCGTCGAATTGGCTTTACGCTTGCGGGCGTAATTGCGGAAATTGGTGCGGGAGGTCGTTGTTGCCGGGCGTCCGAGGAGCGTGCGATAGGTTCCGTCATACGCCGTATTGTTCCCGCCGCCGCGGTAATCGGCATCCATGTTCACGACCGAGCAGAGGGTCGTCGTGCTGCGCTGTATGGTAGCCTGATACGCCGAAACGTATCTTTTCCCGACAAGATGATAGCCGGGGAGAGGGTACTCGCTGATACGCACCCGCCGTTTCGTGCCGTCCGTCTCGAATTTGCGGTAGTGCATGGGAAGTTCGACCATGACCTGCCCCCGCGAGCCGTCGCGCGTCTGCCCCGTCCAGTTGGACGGATTGAGGTATTCCACTACCTCGCCGTCGTCGTTGAGCAGGCAGCCTTTCATCCGGCTGTGGATCGGCAGGCTCTTGTGCAGGGAGAGGTTGCCGATACGGGTGCAGGCAGGCGAGGATACGGCGGTGTCGAACTCGATGCCGTAGCTGCATTCCTCCTCCATGTACGGCAGGAGCGTTGCGAGCGCGGCCTTTTTGCTCTCGCCGTCCTCCAATACCTCGCAGATGAGATTGAACGGGTTAGTCCCCGATACGTCGGGCAAGTCGCTCAACCGCTTGCCATTCTGAAAAGCCTCGATGATCTGTTCGAGGATAGCTTCTTGTGCTGCTGTCATAACTATTTGTTGTTTAAGAATTTGAAAACCGTTTTACCTTTCGCTGCGATGAACATCACCGACGATGCGGTATTCAGTCGCATTTTCTTCTGCTTACGGGATGCCGCCCATTGGCGCAACCGCCGCGATAGGGATATGAATACCGATGCGATCATACCTTTTCGACGTAAGTTCCAGCACCCCAATAGAGGTCGTGAGTGTTGAGAAAATCCGCATTCGGCGCAATCGCCTTGATCGCCATCGGCGACCAGTCGTTGAGAACTACCGGAGCGTCGGAAAATTCGTCGTCCTGATAGCATTTCACGCTCAATACGGCGTCCACGGTGGAACTGCTGTATTTGGGCCTGATGTAGAGCGAGAACAGTGTGTCATTCGGCAGGCTGAACCCATTTGCGAGGCTCTCGATCTTGCCATGCGAGAGGATGCGCCCGCCGTTCATAAATTCGCTGATGTAACCTTGTCTTCCCATAGTTGATGTTGTTTTAATTGAACCTGAAATTACCGTTTGCCGTGAGGCGGATCGACGAGAGCGTTACCAATCTGACCGTAGGCTCCGAAACTTTGATCTGAATCGTCTTGTAGAGGGCTACATTGCAGGTCGGGATGACATGGATGATGCTGATCCCGGCGGCGAGGATCGTGATACGCCCGTCGGGAGTTACCGATACGGCCTTGTCATCACCGAGGAACAGCACATTCGGCTTGACGCTGGCCGGAGCGAGCGTCGCGCGGATGAAATTCTCCGCCATATTGCCGACCAGCAGGCGCGAGGGATATTCTACCGTCATCGCCGTAGGTACGAGGTTTAGCGGCTCCAATTCCGCAGCGGCGGCGATCACCTCCTCGCAATCCTCTTTCGCCTCAATCGCGGCGGCGGTGGCATTATTGGCGTTCGTCGTCGCGGTATTGGCGGCGGTTGTAGCAGCCTGCGCCCCTTGTGCGGCATTGTTGGCCGTCTGCGCTGCGGAGTTGGCCGAGCTGGCGGCATCGGTCGCATCTTTCGTCGCCGATTTCATTCCATCGACGACCGACTGGATATATTCGAGCGACACCTTGACGCTCTTGTTGAGCGCATTGACGCCGATAGTCCACAGCCCTTTGAATGAGGTGCATTCGGGGAGTTCCGATATTTTCTTTCTTATCATATCCTTGTATCGTTAATTCTGTACTCTAAATACGATGAGGGCCTCTTCCGGCTCGGTTATCACGACATTTTTATCTTCGGTCGCCAATACGCAGTAATTACCGTCGGGCCGCGAATCGGGAAAGGTCAGGGTTACGGTGAACTCACACCACACCCGCCCGTTGCGACGAATATCGAATCGCGTTACCGCATTGCTCTTGTAGTAGCAATTATACTCCTCCAAAGTGTTGTCGTTGTATAATTTGCGCAATTCGGGTTTCAGCAGGGCAGTGAAGAACGAGTACCAGCGTTCCCAAAATTGAGCGACGTTATCGGCATAGATAAAGAGTTTCATCGCAACATCTTTCGCCTTGTAGAAAACCGATTCTCCGTCATAGCTTACGCCGGGTAGATTGGTTATATCGACTTTCAGATTCTCGCGGACATTCGGGGCTTTCTGAATACTCCGATCCGTGCCATCGAGGACATAGACCCCGAAGCGGGAAAAATCGACATCATCCATCTCGTAGCCGTTCTGCTTGAAGCCCGCCGGAGCCGTTGCATAGGGAGCTTGATTCAGCAGCGTATTGTACTCGTTCAGGCTCTCGATGTCCGTCTTATCGGTCGGATAGACGGGCGGAAAGTCATCGGCGAAATTCAGCGTGATTTTTCCGAGCTGGATTTTGGCGGACAATGCGGGATTGGTCAGAAGCCGCAGTTTGTAGGACTTGCCGAGTTCGGCGAAGTCGAAGATATGATACGCCCCATCGGAAAGCACCTCGAACAGATCGCTCGCGCTCAAAATATCGGTGATGCAAAACGGTATCGAGAATGTCTTGCTGTCGAGGAGAGGGGCAGATAGATCGACCTCCTCGCCGTCATATTCGGGCCATTCGGTGCTGTTCAGCTTTTTGAATGACGGCATCTGTACGAGTGCCTTGTACCCGTACTGCTCTACGAAGATGCCGTATTTGCTGAACGCATCCAGCCCGTCTATGAACAGCTTGCCTACCATAAGATTTTCGCGTTGTCCTGAACGATGTAACTCACCTCGGAATCCTTATCCTTTTCGACCTTGACGACCGCATATCCCGATGCCGTGACGGAGGCTTTCGCCCCGCACATCAGGAATAGCCGATTTCCGGCGGTTTGACGGTATTTCAGCTCTGCGACGGTATCTCCTATCAAAAAGATTTTTCGGGCCTCTGAAAGCGAGATTTCGCCGCTGTCGATATATACCCCGTATCGCTCCGGACGGTATTTCTTGAACCGCCTGAACGTGGCGATGTCGGGGAAGTTGTAGGCTGTCATAAATTCGACCCCTCGCGGGGAGAACATCAGCCCGATCAGTTCCTCCAATGTCTCGTCGCCCTTGAACATGTCGCAGGCTTCGAGCTTGGCCGCCATTTCCTGCTGCCCGCTGTCGGCGCATTGGGCTTGGGCGGCATCTTTGGCCGCCCTCCATTCCCTCTGTATTCGTCTGATGAGTTCTTTCATTTTAGCTGCGGAGTTTTAATCCTTTCCGGTCAATATCATCGACCGTGTTTTTAATGTCCTTGATATTCTTATCGACCCTATCGAGTTTATCGTTGGCGTCGGAGGTGTTCTTCTCGATGCCCGTCAGTTTGTCGAGGACGGCATTGCTCGTGCGATTCAGGTCGTTCATGCCCTGCACGAGGGTATAGGTATACCCCTGAATGGTCGTCAGGCGGGCGTTGTTCTCATCGACGCTATCCTGCGACGCGGTGGCGATACCCTTGCTCGTCCCCTCGCGTTCGGCATCTCCCGTGAAATAGTTTTTGAGGCTATCGGACAGACCTTGATAGATCGCGTTGAACTCTTCTCCGACCTGATTGAGTTCTCCGGCAAACCCATTCATCGAACTGATCACGGCGTCGATGCCTTTGAATGTGCCGTCATTGCCGAACCATTCTTTTTTGTATCTGTCGAAAATGCCTCCGATGCGCTCCTCCAAATATTTCTGTACGAGCATCCTTTGCAGAACATCGGCGACAATATCATTGACCTTTTTGCGCCATGCCTCCATCGCATCCTCTCCCTGCTTGGCCGCTTCGAAGAAAGCATCTCCGAGTTCCGAGGCAAGGTCGGCGGCGGTATAGCCGATGATGTCTTCCAGCATCTCGTTGATGATGGCCGCCATCTCCTGCGCAATTTCGCGGATTTGGTTTTCCCACTCTGCGATCTTGCCGTGGTCGGTCTTTTTCTTGCTCTGCTCCTCATTGATCTGTTTCTGAATGAGCATCTGCTGCTCGGCAAGATTTTCGAGCTGCTTGCGGCTTTCGTCGTATTTCTTCCCTCCGAGGGCTTTGTCGGCGGTGTAGGCGACCTTTGCATACGCATCGGCGATCTTCTCGACGGATTTCTCGTAAACCTCGCTGTCATACCGCATCCGGGCGAACATCCGCGTCCATGCGTTGCCGTACTGCTGCGATGTGAGGTGCAGCCTCAATACCTCCTGCGTCGTTTCCGCGTAGATGTCCCTCAATCTCTGCACGGCATCCCCGACGTTATTCTGCAATCGGACGGTATCGGCATTGTCGAGTTCCCATTGCAGTTGGTCGATACGGCGTTGCAGGTTCTCGATTTCTTTCTGCTTGGCATCGTCGTCGTTGAAGAGGTTGGCGATAGCCGTAGCGACCTGCAAAGCCGCCGAAATGACGGCGAGAATGACCGATGCTTTCTCGATGGTCGATATAGAGGCGGCTCCGGCTGCTGCTGCGGCCGTTGCGCCCTGTGCTGTTGCATCGACGGTGGCTTCTACGCCCTCGGCAACGCCTTTACCGACATCTCCGATTGCGTCCATGACGGTAGATGCGGCATCCAATACTGCGTCGATAGTATCGAGGGCCTTGCCGATGCCGTTTGCGACATCGTCGGAGAATATAGCCGCGAGGTTTTGCGCTTGGCCGCCGATGCCGGAAATCACGCCTCCGACAGCCCGCAGTTGCGTTGCGAAATTCTTGTAGGCAACGGTGATATTGTTCCGCGCGGATAAAGCCCGTTGTTCAGCCTGCGAGTTGCGCTCCGTCGCTTCGGCAACGCGGAATTTCGCCAATTTCAGGTTTTCTTCGGCTTCGCGGTACTTATCGCTGTCCTCCGTGAGAGTACCCAAATCAATCTGCTCGCGGAGGGCCTGCTCGACGGCGAGGGCTTCGTTGTATTCCCGCTGCGCGGTCGTGATCCCATCCTGCGCGTCGTGCCATGCCTGCAATGCGGCGACGAACTCCGTTTTGGCGTTGCCTATGTCCTTGATCGACTTGTGCAGGGCGACAAAGGGGTTTCGAGAGGCGATTTCCTCCTCCATCTTGGTAATCGCTTCCTGATAGTCCTTGATCTCGGTTGCGCCCATCGAATCCTTGTTCGAGGCGAAATAAGCCTTGATCTTATCGAGGTTGTATTGCAAGGTCGATAACGACTGTTTTCCGAGGTCGCCGAATACGCTCTCCCAGTTGATCGACTTCTTGAAATCCGCGGATTCCAATGCGGCAAACTCGGCGTTCATCTGCTTGATCGCATTGTGCAGGTATTCAGTCGGCATAGTGGATAGTTTCTTCGTCCACTCCCGATTGAGTTTCTCGATCCTCTGCTCGACCGTGCCGTATTCGTCGATCAGCGCGTCGGTGTATTTCCTGCGGATTTCGGCCTTTTCCCGCTCTCCCTGCTCCGTGATGGCAGTTAATACGCGATTGAACTCCTCGGCGATTTTCGGGTCTTGGAGCAACTCTTTGGCGTAATCGTCGATAGTCATCTTGCCACGCTTGGAATTGGCCCATCCGACCTCCGTCGCGCCTTTCTGCGACATGTAATATTGCTTCTCGGCATCCTGCCGAACTTTGGCGAGCTGGCGCAACTGATCCCGCCACGCATTACGCTTGCGCACGGTATCGAGTTCTACTTGATTGAGTTCTTTGGCCTGCCCCTCCGCCATTGCATCAATCGTGTAGTCGGCGATCTCGCTATGCGCATCCTTGATATACTGCTTGACCGCTTTCTTCCATTCCTCGATGGATTTCTTTTGCGTGAGGGCCGCCTTTTTCGGGTCGAACTTGTCTTTGGACGGGTCGATATGGAAATCGAGGTCGTTATCTTTCTTGAACTGCGACGCCTTTTCCTGTATCTCGCCCCATTGTTTTTTCCAGTTTTCGTATTCTTCGTTTGCCTCTTTGACCGCCTGATTCCTGCGATATGCGTTGCTGTGACCGAACCACCGACCGGGATTGTACCACCCTCTATCGAAATCTCCATTATCGGCCTTTGCTTTGACCTCTTGGAGCTTGATATATGCTTCGGTCGTTTTGGTCAGAAGAGCCTGCGCCTGCGCTTCGAGCATGAGCATTTCGCAATACTTCTCGCCCTTTTGCTTCAAGACGGTTTTCCATTCGGCAAGGGTCTTATAGTAGCCCATTGCCTCCCCGTATTTGGAGTTCAGCTCTTTGACGACCTCTTTCTCCTGCGCTTTTGTTCCCTTGAAGCTTTCGAGTTTGTTTTTGTAGTTCTCGATCTCCATAGAAGCCTTGATGTAGGCTTCGTTGCCTGCTTTGAGGATTTCCTGCTGCTCCTCGAACTCCTTATCGGCTTTCGATGACGCCTCAAACGCTTTCATCAGCCAATTTACGAGCGACCCCAAAAGCACGACCAATGCTCCGATACCGGTAGAAATGAGCGCGGCCCGCAGACCTTTCATCGCTACGGACATGGCTTTTGTAGCGACGGTTCCGGCGGTCGTCGCGGCGGTCTGTGCCGTTGTCGATGCGGTATTCGCCACTTGCGCGGCCGTTCCTCCTGCGGTGGCTGTATTATTTGCCGTTTGCGCCGCAGTATCGGCAGCCGTCGCCGTTGCGTTGGCTACCTGCGCTGCGGTATTGATCTCGGTTGCGGCGGTTTCGGCGGCCTGCTCGACGGCACTCTGTCCCGTGAGCTTGTTCCACCACTCTTTGAGACCATTCAAGGTAACGAGGGTGAATGCTGAATCTTTATTGAGAGTTTGCTGTATTTGCTGCAATCCGATGGTAATAGCCATGAGGGATTGCACCTTGACCATGATCTTTTGCAAATCCTCATTCTCGCCCGCGAAAAGCGACATCGTACCCTGCGCTACGGAGAAAGCCCCTGCGACGCCTGAAAGTCCCGAAATAAGGCCCTGCATACCGCGCTGGTCATGGGCGAGGATCGTTGCCTGTGCGGTGGCGTCTGACCATGCGTCAGTGAGTTTTCCCGCCTCTTCCTGCAAGGCGCGATACTGTGCCGTGCCGCGCTGTCCCGAAGCCTCCATCATTACGAGTTCTTCCCGTAATTGCCTTAATCGGGTGCGGAGCGATACTTGGCTGTTGGCACTCTTCTCGGCGGCGGCAGCCTCTTTCTTCAACCGCTGTTCGGTCTGATAGAGTTCATCACCGACTTTTTCGGCTTCGGCAACGATTTTCTTGCGTAACGCTATATTCTCCTTGATCGCCGTCCGTTGCTGTTTGAGGGCATCGTATTCGGCCTGAATAGCGGGAGTTGCGGCCTGCCGTCCGAGATTCGAGATTTCGGAACCGAGCTGCCGATATTGCTCCTCCAACGCCAATACGGACGAGCGGTTGGTGTCGATTACTCGGTCGAGTTCGGCGTATGCTGTGTCGATGGTGGAAAGGGATTGCGACGCATTGGTAACGATTTCGATATTTAAGGTCGGGACGTTGGCGAGCAGTTGAGAGATTTTAGAGGTCTCAACTTCAACATTGGAGGTCAATCCTGCGACTTTCCCCTCGATCTGTTCGATACCGGCATCGAAACCGGACATATCTATCGCCGTGCCGAAACTTAATGCACCGTCGTCGTTTTTCATATTCTTACAACTTCTTCATCATCTGTAAAATCCTTGAAATTTTCGGGGTCATTCGCGTCTTTACTGCCATCGTAAAGTGGCGCGTTACCATTCTCGCCTTTGTCGCCGGGCATCGGCATCGCACGGCTATACATGATCGCGTTTACATAGCTGATGTCGTATAAAGCGTATTTCTCTGTTACTCCGAGCGTCCTTGCGATTCCGAGAACGGTAGCCCAAATACTGTCGTTCAGCCTTTTACCACTTCCTTTGTCGGTTTGAGGATATTCGCCTCTGACAGGGAAGTGGTAATGGCGAAAAAACTGCTGATCTCCATGTCTTGAAGCCTCTGTACTACGACGTTGAACAGAACCGTCGGACGGACATTCTCTAAAATGGCTTTGGCGAGTTCCGCACGCTTATCGACCTTGATTTTCTTCTCGCTCCTGCGCTTGATGAGACCGAACAGATAGCGTTTCTCCTGCATAACGACACGCTCCTCGGTGAGGTTCTTCGCTCCGAGGATAAGCACCGCTGCGATGTCGCCGAGAGGCCGGAAAAATCGTGCATGATGCAGCACAGAGTTTACGATCTCGGATTTCTCCACTTTCTCCACAATCGGTAGGGAGGCGATGAACTCCGAAACGACGATGAGCGTTGCAATAGACGGCGGTGCGATGTCGTAGGTTATACCCTCTATCTCGATATTCCCTACATTTCTTTCGAGTATGGCCGATGCAACGCGGCTTTCGATAGTAGTCTGTTCCATATCCTGAAATAAAATTGCGGAGGGTGGAGGATTCGAACCTCCGAAGCCTGACGGCTTGCCTCGTTAGCGGTGAGGTGCATTCAGCCACTCTGCCAACCCTCCGGATTGCGGTTTCTCCTCCAACCGCAAAGGGCGTCTTTCCGCTTGTCAGCATCTTGCGATGTTATGCCCCTGCTTGCGCGGCCCAGTCTGCGGCCTTGACGCGGAACTTCTTGTAAAGCTCCCCGTCGGAGCAGGCGAGCACCTTGAATGTGAGATCGACATACGATCCCTCCTCCTCGGAGCTGCCCGGTCGGAACGAGACATGCGACCGACGAATCTTGATGCCGATAGCACCGATATTCTTGGGCGTGAGCTTCACGGAAAAGTCGTCCGATACGACATTGGTCTTAACGGTCAGCTCGTCGCCGTCCGTCGAAACCTCTGCACCGTTGAACATCTTTTCCTTGTCGAAGTCCATCTCCTTGACGCGGGTCGTCAGGGTAACGACCGGTTCGCCCTCCTCTTCGGCGACCACGACACCGCCCGTTGCCGTTGCGGTCAGCGTTTCGCCGTCCTCGGTGGCAAGCGTCGTCGATTTGTCGTTGATCGTACCTACATCGGTCAGAGTGGCAGCCATTGCCTCGTCGTCGCCGGTCTTGCCAACTTCGATTTTGCACTTCGACCACGACATGATGATTTTCTTTGCCATAATCCTATTCTGTTATGCGGTTAAACTTAATTCTTGCGTAAATGAAATGCTGCTCTATCTCCTCATTGCGCATCGTGGTCGGCGTCGTATCGGTTTCAAGCCAGTATTCCGTCCCTCCTGCGGTTTCTACGAATGCGAGAATCAGCTCCTCTAACTTGCCGATACGGTTCTTATCGGGAACCATCCGACCGTCGGCATGGGGTATATCGGGGACATAGAGATTGAAGATTACCACACCCGTTTGCACCTGTTCATCAAGTCCTGCGAGGAACTTGACGATCAAATCCTCCGTCGTGGCATTGGTCGGGCGCATTTCGGATCGGTAAACCTTTCCTCTGATGGCCTTTCCGAGATCGCTATTCTTGACGAAAGAGTAGAAATCCCGCTCTATTTGCGTCTCCGTTTTTATCATCTCGCTATTCGATTAGACCGTTGAGTAACTTCTTGGCAAGCGATTCGGCTTTCAACTCGGCGGATGTAAGTACGTCCTTGTGGTGGACTGATTCGACATACGCGGCGTATTTCATGCCTGCGCAGACGATCAGAACCACGCCCCACGGAAATTTTGCTTGCAATGTTTTGAGTAAGGCTTCGGCTGCGGGTGGCCCTGCTTCGCCGTTGCCTTTTTCTCCGTCGTATTGCTTCGATTGGCTCGTAACTACGGGCTTTCCGTCCACAAGAACTACATAGCCTATTGACGACCTTAAATTGCCGGTAATATCGTTGTAGCTGCCACTCTCGCGGGCGATTCGTATGCACTCCTCCCCGATGAAAGAGAGTTGTTTCACGAGCAGGGCGATGATGTCTTTCATCTTGGCCTGCAATCCGGCTTTCAGCTTACGCATGTCCGTTTTGCTGACGATGACGCCCTTGTACTTGCCGTGGGAAGTAGCGACTTTCGCCATATCACACCACGATTTGAGTTCGGCCTACGGTGGTAAGAGGTTCGGCGTTCATCACGCGGTATTCGCCGAGATTTTCGCCCATCCTTTCGAGTTTCACCCGATTGTAGGGGAAAGGGATGCACTCAACGAAGATCGTAAACGAAGCCTGCCGAAATTCGCCGTCTTCGTAACGCCCTTTGCGGTTATCGCTGTTGGTCTTGATGGAGCAGGGGATCGCCTCGCTCCATGCGGATTGTGCCTTGATAGGCTCGCCCCATTCGTCGATACCGCCCTCGGTGAGTATCTCGTAGCGTAATGTGCCGTTGTACCTCATATCACCATAGATGCGTGCCGTCCTCGATCACGCGCATATAGTCGGAAAGAACCTCATCCGCATCGAGGCCATAATAGCCGCACCAAATCGAAAGGCTCTGTTTGAGTGCCTCTTCGCTCATTACGGAGGTCGATACGCCGTTCTCGGAGCGGCTGTTTTCGACATAACCGATGACAAGGCGAGCAGCAACCCGAAAGATCATAGGGTCTTTCGGGGTCGCCTCGGCCTTTGCGTCGATGCCCTCATTGAAGAGCGCAAATTCGATGGTAGCGTTATCAGGATAGAATGTGTTTGCTATTGCATTGCACAAACTCCTCGTTGCGGTAAGGTTATCCACGGCTACTGCTGCGTTTTGAGGGTGTAGATGCCGTTCATTTCCGTAATCACGGGCAACGAGAGCGATTCGGCCTTGGTGAACTCAACGCCGTTGCTGCCCTGCGTTTCGCCCACGCCCCATTGCGAGACGCGGATACGCCCGTAGTTGGAGTATGCTACTCCGGCCTCCTGTTTCAGCTCGTTGTTCGCCCATGCGTTTTTGACGATGCCGAGCTTGCCGTCGGGAATGAAGACCATGTTCTTCTCGTTCCACGGCGTATAGGGGACGCGGAGTTTGCCTTTCTGAATGCGAACCTGACGGCGGATAGGCTCGAAAACAGGGTAGCTGTTTTCCTGCATATAGGCGTTCAGGTCTTTCAGTTGCACGATCTTCGCAGATTTGTCGGTTCCCCAGATCATCTGCTTGATCTTCTTGCTGCGGCACATGTAGGAGATGCGCGACGGAGCACAGAGAATTTTGCCGAATACGGTTTTGTCCTGTGCAGCGTCGATGATGCCCTGCACGTCCTCGAAGCAGTCTACCGTTTCGAGATTGGCATCCGTCCACGGGGTTTTGGACGATGCGATATTCTCGGCGGGCTGGTTGAAGTTGATCGTGCCGCGCACGCCACCTTCGGGGTTGATGTTGTCGTCGAGTTCGACGATACCCTCGTTCGAGAGCGGGCGCAGGAACAGGATGTCGAGCTTTGCGAGGACGGAGCTGACAACCGTCGTCGTGCTGCCCCACATCAGTTTGATGAGCTGCTCCGTCTTTGCCTTGTCGGGGAGCGACTTGCTGTCGAGGATTTGCAGAACCTTACGATAGTCCTGAATCGTCATCGGCAGCGTTACGGCATGATTGAGGATGCGCTCTTTCACGGTTTCCAGCCCCTCCGTGCCGAGGATAGCCTCTTTCGAGTTGTCACCGATGGTCGGTGCGGCTACCGTGATGTTGTACTGACCGATGATCTCCTCGAAGTCAAGGCCGATGGTCGGGGTGTCCCAGTCGAGGAAACGCTCGAAGATTACGTTGTCGAAAAGCTGCTTGTGCAGTTTCGAGGCGGCATCGAAGCGAGCCTGTACGTGCTGCGTCAATGCACCAAAGATTGAACTATAAAGAAATTCGGGCATGATCGTTACTGTTTAATGAACAGAATGTTCGGGTTTGCTTTGAGGCAGACCTTACCGGGATTGATGAGCCAGTCTTCCAGCAGAGGGAAGTTCAGGCTCGGATAGAGGACTACCGCCTCGTATGCGGCATCAATCGTCGGGAGGCCCTTTCCTGTGAACTCCTTGACCGCGCCGACAACCATGTTCGGCGTGTAGAGAGGTGCGGCGGGGACGGCTGCATTGTCGCCCTCGGCGGCCGTTGCTGCCGATGCTTCAACGAGGATGTCGCCATCGGCCAGCCCTGCGATGGCGGATGCGAACGTGAGAACATCGTACTCGGCATTGGCTGTGTCGATGGACTTGATGATCGGGGATTTGTCGGTTACTCCGAGTTTCATCACCACGTCGCCTGCGACGAAGTAATGACCTTTGGCGATACGGGGCGCGGTGGTCGTGCCTCCTGCGAGAACCTTGGCGGTCTTGCAAACGGCGGCACTCATCGCCTCAAAATCGACATAGATAGGAGTTCCCCGATGCAACACCGTTCCGGTGGGGAAGTTCTGCACCGGCTTGAAGCCGCCCGGCAGAATCTTGCACTCGCCGCGCCAAATTTCGGGCATGTGGCCCGATACCTGCGTTTTCTTGAAATCAATAGCCATTGTTGCAATCAATTTTAAGGGGTTAATGATACGGAGCTGTTACTTGTTGGGGAGACTTTCGGCCCAAGCTTTGGCGTCCGCTTCCATAGCCTCTTTGGTACTTCCCGTTTCATGCGCCTGCTCCTTGGGCATGAGGTTGTTGGTGACTAACTCCTGCTTGTAATCCGCCAGCTCCTTATCGAGGTCTGCATCCTCTGCGAATGAGACTCGCTTCATCAGGTAGTCGGGGATTCCGAGCTTTTTAGCCTTTGCCGAGATTTCGGCCTGTCGTGTGGTTTTCGCCTTTTCTGCTTTGAGTGCAGCGTTCTCAGTTTCGAGATCGGACAGCTTCTTTTGGAAAGGCTTGAACCATTCGGGGGCCTCATCATCGTTTCCGCCCTCATCTTCGCCCTCGTCGTTGGATTGCGGTTTCTTTGATTGCGGTTTCGGACGTTGCGTCTTCCTCGTGATCTCCCCCTGCATCGCCTTTGCATAGGGCACGAGCGAATCCACTTTCGCGGCGATGTCTTCGTCCGAGGCATCGTCGGCAAGACCCTCCGTCCCGATTTCAACGAGATCGTCGAGTGCCTTGTCTGTCAGTCCCATATCCTTGCATTTTTCGGATAAGAGCTTGCGAAATTTCTTTTTCATGCGTCGAAAAATTTGATTAAAACGTATCGTTACGGACAAAGGTAATGAAAAATATCTATTAGGTATCTAAAATTTAGGCAAAAAATATCTGTGTGGTTATGACGCAGTTATCTTAAAATCGGCGTTATTTACTGATTTTGAGCGCACTTTTTCTGCGAAAAAAGTTGCTTACTATAATAGTTGGCTATATATTTGCATCATCAAATAGATACTTAATAGGTGTTGAATAACGAATAAAAATTTATAATAGGCTATGACACGAGAAGAATTTACCGAAAGGGTTGGCTTGAATGTATCGGACGGAATTTTCGAGGTATGGAACGGGGTGTATATGTCCTCGGATAAGGACAAGGACGAGTTCTGCAAGCCGCTCGCCACCAAGAAAGGACATCTCGATCTTTCCCGGTCAATGGTGATCGAAATCGCCGAGTTGAAGAAAACGATCAGAGTACAAAAAGAGAGCTATGATCGGCAGGTCGAACTCGCAACATCCTATCAGGATAAGTATTACGCGGAAAAGGCCAAGCATGATGAGTTTTATAAGAAATATGCGGAGGAATGCGAAAAGCGATACGCTCTCGAAAGAAAACTCGAACAGATAATGAACCTAATCAACGCATAACATGGATAAGGCAAGACAGACCAAGGCGGAAAGCCTGCATGAATGGAAGTCCCAAATGGCGGACTTCCTCCTCGAAAGAGCACAGAAATTCGGCGATATTACCCTCCATATCAAAGCGGCCGACTTGATCGGCATGAAAGAGGTGATCCGCCGGAAAATCATCAATGGCATGCCCTTGTGGGAGGTCGATAAAGTTTGGTTGAAAAATAATCTCAAATAATTGCAAGTATGGAAAAGATCAAAATCAAGCATGTAGGATTCGATTCGTGGGATCGGGAGGTGTTCCAAACGCAGAAAGGGACGTATGTCGTGGATATAAGTTTGGACTATTCGCATCAGAATATGAGGCTCTGCACGAAGAACAACAACGAGTTCGATGGGGAGCCGGACACGGCCCTCAAAACCGACGCATTCGAGATCGTCGATGATTTCGAGGCCGAGCAATAATCGTAAACCTTAAAAATTCAACGCAATAATGGCAAATTCAATCAACGTAAACGGGTGCTCCGTCTGCCAGCCTGGGCAAGAGAACTACACGAGCTTTACGGCCAAAATCGGCCGGAAATCGGTCAAAAGATGGCAATACGACTACCGCACGGAGAGCGGCGAGCTTTTCTCCTGCGTCGGGGCATCCCTCGATAGCTGCCGTGCAAAGCGGGATTTATGGCTCTCTCAAAAGCAGTAGGATCATGGCAACGAAAAAGGCAACAAAGACCTACGAGGTTGAGGTTTCTATGACATGGTCGGAAATCTATACTGTCAAGGCAAAAACAGCGTCCGAGGCGCGGCGCAAAGCATGGGAGAAATTCAAACGGCATCCTCCGAAATCCTGTTTTACGCTCATGGAGGACAGAATCGACGAATAATAATCAACGCAACAGATATGGAAGAGAAAGATATTAAGACGGTCAAGACCACGCGGGGAGAACTCCGATACTATCGGGATTGGGGTAATTACGACGGGGGTATCGTAATGCTGAACGCCCAAACTATCGACCGCTACAAGGCGATCAAGAATGAGCATCCCGACGCGGATAAATGCGGGGTTTTCTTCGCTTTTAGCCGAGAACAGTTCGCCGAGGGATACAAGCACTTGGTAGAACTCGGACACATTAAAGACGGCGATAAAATATGCCAAGATAAGGATACGGGAGCTTTCGGTACAAAGGACGGACTTGCGGCGTTCTTCAAATTCTACGACGATAGCCGAGCGGCCATCCCGAAAGAATGTGATCCGCAGGAGGTTTATTTCTACGAATACAATAACCACGAGTGCATGATCGCATGGGATGGCGATAAAGAAGCCTATGACCTTATCGTCGGGTATTGGGGTGAGGAAGTAGCAAAGACGATTGAACGATTATGAATTAAAATTCAATACATTATGGAAACGATATTGAACAACAAATTTTTCGACTTCGAGAAAGCAAAGGTACAGACCCTTTCCCTCGATCAACTGGCGCGAACCCACAAGGAAAACGACATCTACGGAAAGCCGTTGCGAGGCATTTACCACTACGATCTGCTGAATCAGATTATCGGCATGTGCAACGCGCAGAATTACGATGTCGAGGTTTACGACCTTTTCGCAGCGCAGAACAAAGACCGCAATACTCCGGGCGTCGTCCTCTTGCCGCAGGTAGAGGAGCAATACGGAGAGCGGGCCGTTGAAGCGCATATCCTCCGTAGGGTATTTGCCAACATCCGCATCACGAATTTCGATGATGCAGACCACACGACCAATCTTGCCGTTGCATTCCATCAGAAAGGAATACAGGTCGGGTTCGGCAATATGGTGATGATTTGCCATAACCAATGTATGCTCTGCGCGGATCAGTATATCTCGACCTATTCGGAGAAAGGATCGGGTCGGGGCAATGGTGTAACGATTCCCGAAGTCCTCGACATCGTGAAGTCATGGATCATTGATGCCCGCCGGATCGTCGTTACCGAGCGGGAGAAGATAGAGAGGATGAAGCAAATCCACATTGACGCGCAGCAGATGTTCACGCTGATCGGGATGCTTACGGCCCTCCGGGTGAAATGCGATACCCATATCGCAGAAATCAGGGAGAACCGCACCTATCCGCTCAATCAGTCGCAAATCTCGCGGCTCACCGAGGATATGATATATCGCTATCATCAAAACGGCAAGATAACGGTATGGGATTTATACAATAGCGCGACGGAATTATACAAGGCCGATGCAATGGATATTCCGGCCCTTTTGCCGCAGAACAGGGCGATGGTCGGGTTCTTGTCGGAGCAATTCGGAATTTAGCCATGTATCTCGATGCAACGTGCGAGGGTCTCCCGTCTTCAAAATGGGAGGCCCTTATGAAAGGCGCAAGGAGGGTCAGTTATAGGAGGCTGGTGTCGTGCGTCAAAAGCGAAATTCCGGAGTTGTACCGTGAGTTGGCCTTGAACCTATACAATCCGTGGGCGGATCAATGTAGGCAGACCGCCACGCATTTTATCCTCGTGCATTCGGCGATAGAGTATTTTATCCACAAATAGGGTGCAACGATGTTTGATACGGGTATTGTCCTGAATATCGGTCTTTATATCGGCAGGGTGCAACGGGGTGAGCAACGACCCCTGCAACGACGGGTGCAACGACCCCTGCACAGAAGATAAGAATATATAGATATATTAAGATAGATAGAGGGGATGTTTTTTCGATACAAAACATCGGATCACCCATCGGGCAAAAACCTCGTAAATTCATTTGTTGAAAAAGAAAAAAGTTCCGCGAAAAAAGAAAAATGAAAATGCCGCCAATTTTCGCATATCTGCGGTCGGGTTGGCAGATTGGTCGATTCTTGCGCGAAAGCGTGGCAGAACGCCGGAAAAGCGGTAAATTTGCACAAGTATTGGATTATGGAAGCAAAGAAGATAGTGCATTTGCAGTTCAAGGAGCCGTTCAACGGCGAAACCGATTTCTATTTCGGTTCCCTGAAAGCGATCTATGATACCGTTCCTGTCGGGGCGGTCGGTATCACATACAAGTCCCTCACCAATGCGACGAGGGGCAGAACCGAATACGAGAACAAGAAAGTCCTCATCCGCATCGGTCAAATCCAGCGAAAGACGAGAGGCCGGTCATTAAAATCGGAGTGCGATGGATAGCAAGGAGGTATATCGGCTGACTTATGTTGCGGATTCATACGATCTCGTTACTCATCTGTATTTCGTCGATAGAGCGAAAGCGGAGGCTATGTATCGTGAAAAGCTGGTAAAGGTTTCATTTTACCGAAATGGCTATATCTACCTACACTCGATGAAAGAGGATGCCGACGGTGTGCTGGATATAGACGAAGTGATAGATTCTAAAAATTTTTGATATGATAGGTGCGATAATTGGTGACATAGTAGGCTCTCGATTCGAGTTCAACAATACGCGGGATGGAAATTTCGCGTTGTTTTCCCCGGAGTGCAGCTTCACCGACGACACGATTTGCACGGTGGCGGTAGCCGATGCGATACTGCGCGGAGAGGACTATCGGACGAGCATCCTGCGCTGGTGCAGGAAATACCCTAATCCGATGGGTGCATACGGGGCGTCTTTCGCCTTGTGGCTCAATTCTCCCGATCCCCAGCCGTATAACAGTTTCGGTAATGGCGCGGCGATGCGGGTCAGCCCTGTCGCCTATGCGTTCGATACGGAGCCGGAGGTGATTCGGCAGGCGATGGAAACGGCGAAGATCACGCATGACCATCCCGACGGAATCATCGGGGCGATGGTGGTTGCACGGGCGATTTACCTGATGCGGAGTTGTGATCCTTTCTGCGATGTTTTGGCCCTCAATCAGGCCCTCGAAATGGTCGGGATGTTCTACGGTGCGGACTGGGAGCAGCATCTCATTCCGAGGGGAAAGTTCGACGAAACATGTCAGGGATGCGTTCCGCTGGCCTTTCACATCATCAAAGAGAGCGATTCATTCGAGGATGCAATCCGCAAGGCCATTCTCTACGGCGGTGACAGTGATACGCTCGGAGCTATCGTCGGATCGCTCGCAAAGGCTCGTTTCGGTGTCAATCTTACGACCATAGAGGCCGCGATGAGCTACCTGCCGGAAGATATGCGGAATGTTATTAAGAAATTTTATGCAACGTACTGATGAAAGAATCCGATTTACTGCAATACTGCCGATACTATAAGGGCGAGCGGGAGAACCCATACGAGGGGAAAGATCAAAACAAAATGATGTTTTGGCTTTACGAGCGGACATGGGTTCACGACACTATGGCGGTCATCGCAAGAGGTGATGTGAATGCCTCTGAAAGTCGAAATCTCGACGAATATACTGCGGTCGGATTGGCAGAGTTCGAGAATGCGGACGGAGTGCCGATTACCTTGAAATCCCTACTGTTTAATCGCTATGCACAGGGCAATATGTCGTCGATGATGGATTGTGTCGAGCCGTTCAAGAAATTCTACAAGCGATACTACAAGTAAGGGAGCGCAATTGCGCTCCCTTTGTTTATTTGAGCTGTCCGATCATTTGCAGATAGATCGTTCTGCCTTGCCTTTTGAGAACTCGGAATTGGCTGCCTCGCTGTCCGATCCATTCCTTTTCCGATCTTACCGATTCGACCGATTCTCCGTCCCATATTTCGCCGTCATACTCGAATTTATTATAGTCGGTATAATGAGAAAACGGTTCGGCATAAACGCCTTTTGCTCCTTTGGGAACCACGATTATCAAATTGTATGAATCGCTGAATCCTCCTGACCTATGGATTGCCGTCGAGAGGAATCCTTTATCAACGAATATATCCCCAACTTTCAGCTCTCCGAGGCCATATCCGAGTTCGTTGATCTCGAAGCTGCCGACGCCGCGTCTGACGACGGTATTTTGAGGCATGGAGAACTTTTCAAGTGCCCTCGTTAGGATAGGCAGGTCGTGTTCAAACTCATCGTTGCCTCGTGCCCCGTAATAGGTCTGTCCTCGCAGCGGCTCATTCAGATAGCTGTAAGTCTGCGTGTACTTCGTCAGGATGATCCGCTCCTCTTTCGTCAGGCTCTTCCATATGCTTCCGGTCATGGAGCGCAATCTGGCATCTGCATCATCGAATGTCTCGGATTCATATTGGTCGAGAAGTCGATTTATCTCCGCCTTGCTGATATTTGGCAAGGTGAGAGATTTGATGACCTTTTTCGCGTCGCGCCGTGCCTGCTCCATCTCGCGTTTTTGCTTCTCGGCGACTGCGAGTGAAACCTTTTGCTTGATAACCGCAATATCCTCGTCGTTGGCGATGGCATGCTTTGCATCGGCAAGGAGTTTTGCGACATTGAGGCTTTTCGGATGCGCTTCGGCCCATTGTTCGATAAGCGCGACATCTGCCATCGCTTGTTTGAGCGAAATCTTATAATTGACGGCGTTAAGTTCCTTGATGTACGCCTCCTGCGATACTTTCCATGTCGGGTATTTCTCCTGAACGCCTTTCATGTTGCCGCCGAGGAAGTCATAAGCCTCGAAATGCAGCTTTTTCGCCTGCTGTTCGAGGGATAGGCCCGACCAGCTCTCGATCTTCGATTTGACGGCATTATACACCCCGTGCAGTTGATCCATCGTGAACTGCTTATGCCATGAGTGAGCATTGGGGATGATGTCGGCGAGAGCCTGCTCCGCTTTCTTGGCGGAGAGGATGGCTTGCGCCACTTTCTTGGTCTCGGTCTGCATGGCCGACAGATCGCCCGCGTCGATGTACTTTTGCAGGGCTGAGTAATCGACCTCGCCGTAGTCTCCGGCGACTTTGGCGATGTTGTTCGCCGCCGTCTTGATCTGCTGGTGCTTCTTCTGCCGCTCGGCCCACGCACTACGGATCGCCGCCTCCTGTTCAGGCGTTCGGGCCTCATGGCGCAATGCCGCTTTTTCTGCGATTGTAAGCTCTTTCGGCTTCGGGTTGAGTATCTCGTCGATAGCCGCCGAGTTATTGCGAATGAAGTAGGGTTCCGTGCCTCTATCGCGGGATGCAAGGATATTCTCCTTGTTGTCCCGTACCCAATTCTTGAAATTGGCCGGATATTCGGTGATCTGCTTGCCTCGCGGGGTGTATTTATCGCCTTTGAGAAATGCCTCCGTAACTTTCACCATCTCGTCCTCGTCGATAAGGATAGGCGTTGCAAAGCAGAAGCATTGCACATGCCAACCGTCGAATACGAAATCCTTTGGATAGTCGCCCGCCAGCTTGTCGCAGATGTCCTTTTTCGGGTGGTTCTTCGATAGCTGGATGCGCTGGCCGAGGACGAAATCCATCTGTGACCACCGCATATTATCGGCACGGCGGTAGGCGATGTTCGTCTCCGACCTTGCAACGCGCATGGCGTTCTTGGCCGAGGACTTGTAAACGCCCGATCCGGTTTTGTAGTCGCGGCGTTCATAGTCGATCCATCGGTATTTGCCCGTTTTCTCGTCCTTGATGCGCTTTTTCCACTTCCGCCCGTAGATAGGCTTGCCCTGTTCGTCTTCGCCTTTCTTGAAGCGGAAACGGCGGAACATCAGGTCGGGATCATTCAGGTATTGCCTGACTTTGCGGGATATGGATTGCGCCGAATCTCCATCGCCGATGGCGACGGTCATGGCGATCTCCATTTCATCGCGGAGCTGCTGAACCGACTGCCATATTCGGCCCGACAGATTGAGGCCGTCCTCCGTCCGGTTGGTAAAGGCATTCATCGCCGCTGTATTGCGGTTGTTCCATGCGCTGAACTCCGGGCTGGATAGTACCTCCTTGCCGAAGCAAGAGGATACGAGCTTGTCGCATTCGACATTCGCCTGTTCCCATTCGAGGGTAATGCCCTTGCGGATCGCCGTCGTTACCACCGAATGCAGTTGCCGGAGCAATGCCTCGACTTTCTTTTGGATTCGCATATTATCTCCGTCGAACGAGTACATGACCCCCTCATCCAGCGTCGGCACGGATTTATTGAGAGCGAGGATTTCATTCACCGTTGCGGCGAATAGCTGCCTCACTTTCTCGGCATAAGCCTCCGTGCGCTGGATGCGCTTGATGGTTTCCGCTTTCGGGTCAGGAGAATATGCTTTTTTTGCCATTTGCTACCTACTTCTTCTGTTTCTGTTGCTGCTTTTTCTTCGGATCATCGTCATCTCCGTTTTCATCATCGTCAGGGGCGTCGTCGCCGTCTGATGCGGATTGCGGGCCTGCACCCGTGATGTCGCCGAATATCTGTTGCTGCTTCTGCTCCCGTTCCTCCTCTTCGGCTTTCAGACGCTCCATTTCGAGCTTCTTATCCTTAACGAGAGGGTTCAGTTCTACACCGGTTTCGGTCGCCATGATACCGCCGTCGAGGCTCTTGATGATATTTTCGAGGGCTTCCGCGATGTCGTCCCCGAATGGCTCTTGGAACTCATGCCCGATTTTCAGGTTATCGCACTCGGCTTTCAGATGCACGTCGAGGACGTTACCGATGATCGCCGTGATGAGCGAAGAGGTGCGCGACAACAGCTCGTCGTGGGTTTCCTTGTGCTTGGCCGCCTTGATGTCGGCAAGCAGCATCACCGTCCGCAGGGCCTTTCCCGACAGATTGCTCAACGATTTTAGCGTATCAAGCGAGATATTCGGGGTGAATGACTTGGAAAGGATATGATTCTGCAACCATTCGATTTCCTGCTTCTTGCTTTCCGGCGCACTATCCCATGTCAGGTATTTCGCCGCCTTGTCCACGCCCTCGGAATCGTTCGTTACGAGCAGTTTCGCCGCCTCTTTCTTCTCCGGCAGGTTCTTGATAAGGTCGGCGGCCATGATGGCGATAGGATCGGCGAAATAGTCGTTTGTATCGGCAGAGCGCGATCCGATCAATTCCTCACGATGGATAAGCGGCTCGACGCCTTTCCACTCTTTGTCCTGCTGGAAGAGGATGATCGGAATCTTGCCTATGAAATTCGTCTCCTCGACGACCTCCCATCCGATGCTCTTCCGCGTGCAGCGATAGATGATGTTCGGAGTGTAGATGTCGAAGTGATAGACGAGGCTGTTTTCCTGCTCCCGTACATAGTAACCCCATGCTACGGAAATCAGATTCTCGTATTGATCCCAGCGCGTGTAAATCTCATCGCCCTTGCTCTTGGCAAGCACTCGAATCTGAACGTCCGGCGCGTCGTTCGCATCGCGGAAAACGCGGAAGAGCATCGCACTTTCGGTCTCTGATCCGGCGATACGCTTGCATTGGCGGAGTTTGCTGTTGAAGTGAGTGTGCTCGATGACATCCTGAAATTTTTGGAACGCTCGGTCTGTCCCTGTGGATTGCTGCGTCCATTTTACCGGACGGCCGTAGAGGAATACGAGGGCGATTTCATTGATGTAAACCTGATAAGGGATCGGTAGCTTCCATACCGGCTCGAATCGGATGAAATTTCCCTTTTTGTCGGTGATGATCTTGTCCTCCCGCTTCATGATTTCATGGGAGGTTACTTCATACTCTTTGAGCGCGGCAATCGCCATATCCATACGATTGCCCATGCGCTCCTTGACCGCCGAAATGTCTTTGGCGGCCAATAGTTTCTCAAACTCCTGATTTCGTCCTACAAGAGCATTGAGATAATTGCGAAACAAATCAAATAGCATCATATCCTTAAATTATTGGTTTACATACCTAAACTCGACTTACTCAATACGTCGTAGTCTATATCGTCGTCCTCGTCATACAGGTCGTTTATCGCATATCCGAGAATATCGACGAACTCGTCGTGCGGCTGGCTCGGAAATCCGCATACTTCATCGAGAAAATCGTCGTTCCATGATCCCTCGACGATGAACACCCGCCCGCACTCCACACGCGGCGAAACGGCCCGCAATCGCACCTCCTTGTCATCGGTCGGCGTGGGTGTCCGCTTGACATTGAGGGTCGAAATTTCTTGAAGCATCTGCACCACGCTCTCGCCGTTGGCTTTCGGCTCGACATGGAGCTTGCTTTCGGAGTTGCCGTCATGCGCCGCGATGTATTGAGGCAGGAACCGCAACAAGTCGGGCATCTCCTTATACACTTTCTGCGCATCGAGCAGGTAGATGTAATTTCTGATCCGGCAAGCAGCCAATATGCCGCTGGGGTCGTTGTCTTGGCCCTTTTTCTTCTTGTTATAGGCCGTATCGAGGTAGAAGTGTATCGGCTCATTGAAGCGCAGCGATCGGAACTCGGCAAGCGGAATTGTGCGGAACCAATCCCTTTTCACGATATTGCCGCCCTCGATGGTCGGGTGCTGCTGATACAGGGCATTGAACTCACGCGGGGCGCGGGCTTTCTGCTTCTGCAACTTGTCGATGGAGTGATGCGACGGCCACAAAGCGTCGCCGATATGCCGTTCGCTCAATCCTCCGTCATATTCCTGCTCGCAGATAGCGGGGATAGCGAGTACCGTCCACTCCTGCGATTCTGCTTTGAGAATGCGTCCGGCGAGGTCGTCCTCATGCCAGCGCGTCATGATGAAGAGCTGCCGCGAATTATTGTGCAGACGGGTCGAAAGGACGGTGTTATACCAATCCCACACCCTCTGTCGGTAAGTGATGGAATTTGCCTCGTTCGCATCTTTCACCGGGTCGTCGATGATCGCAATATCGACGGGTGTACCTGTCAAAGAACCTCCTACACCGACCGCCTTGTAAAACCCTCGATGACCTACCATCTCGAAGAGATCGACATTCCTCAAATAACCCCGCGAATCCGTGCGGATATTCGAGCCGTTGAGATAGGTTTCGGGGAATATCGCCTGATACTCCTTGCTGTCTATCGTTCGCTGAATCGAGCGCGAAAACTGCTGCGCGAGGTCAGAGGAGTAGGAGCATCCGACGATTTTAAGGTCGGGGTTTTGTCCGAGTGCCCATGCGGGGAAATTGCGGGAGATGATTTCCGACTTTCCGTGCTGCGGGGGCATGAAAACCATCAGGTTTTTGATCTTGCCCTCTAACAGCATTTGGCAATGATCCGCGATGAGCTTATGAAACCACTCTAACTCGTATTTCGGGTTGCTATAACCGAGGAAACGCGAAAAGGAGGTCGGAGCTTCGAGTTTCAATTTCTCGCGCTTCAACCTCATCAACTGTTCGCGTACCTCGATTGTAGATGACCTCATTATTTTTCCAACTTTTCAAGTCGAGCGATTTCTGCATTGATCTCATCGAGTGTCATAGGTTTTTCGTCGTCCTTTTTGAGCATTACATCGTTGCGCTGCCTGTTCTGATAGTGTTCAGGATCAAGGTTCGTCAGGAGGAAAATCGCGGCTCCGATGTTCGGCTGCACATGGATTTTCTTCCTCTTCATCTTGAACGGGGTCGGCTGTCCGTCCGCTCCGACGCGGAACTCCTGCTCGGTTTCCTCATGCTCATACCCTTTGGCGGCTTTGGATAGCGAGATGGCGAGATCATGGGTGAGGTTCTGCTTGAAAACCTCCTTTGCCCGCTCGATAGCCTCTTTGAACTGCGGCTTGCCTTTCATCCACAGGCGATAGGTCTTTTCGTCGATCCCCATCTCGCGGACAAACTCTTTCAGCTTCGCCCCGCCGTAGTCGATCAGGCCATGAGCGGCTACCCATGCCTCGCACTCCTCGATTTTGGCCGCATTGTATTTAGCCATTGCTGTTCAAGTCTATGAGTTTGTAAAATTCCTTGCGTAGATCGGAGTTTAGGTTGAAGACGCCCGTAAAATGCGCTACGGACATCTTGCCGTCGTTCCGCACTCCTCGCATTGTCTTGCACAGGTGTTGCCCTTTCATCACGATAGCGAAGCCGAGAGCCTCGTTGTTCAGAGCCTCGGAAAGCATCTGCACGATGTCCCGCGCCAGCCGCTCCTGCAACTGCAAGCGGGCGGCGCAATAGCCGACCACGCGGGCGACTTTGCTGATGCCGAGGATGCGTCCTTTCGGGCTGGGAATGTATGCGAAGTAATACCGGCCGAAGAACGGCAGGATATGATGCTCGCACATCGAATAGTAGTCGCCGCAGTCGAACACAATATCCGACATGCCCTCTTCATTGGCGAACGTGGTGATCTTCGGCTTCTGCTCCGGATCGTAGCCTCGGAATATCTCTTTCCACATCCGCATAATGCGGTCGGGCGTACCGATCAATCCCTCGCGGTCGGGGTCTTCGCCGATGGCGCGGATGAGCGTTTTCAGCGCACCGATAATATCTTCTGTGTTTGGAGTGATAGTTTCCATTTCGGGTGTGATTTGATGTAGTTGATGGTTGCAGCGATGTTCTCCGAGTTTCGCGCCTCGTCCTTGAAATCGCAGGGCTGCAAGTAGTATTCTTTGGCCTCGATACCGTCGTATGCCGTCATATCCTGACCTTGATATACGACTTTCAGCTCATCGATGCGTTGGAGCCGAAGCTCGGCACGAGGGCAAAAGTCGAATTTCGGCGAGCAGGTGATCCAGTCGATAGGACGGTAGCCCTTGATCGGGATCGTGCCGTTGGTTTCCACCTGTACGAACTTCCCTGCACTATGCAGATGATTGATGAATGACAGGGTGAGTTGCAGCATCGGTTCGCCGCCCGTAATCACGACGTGATCGGCAGGGAAATCGGCGATTTGACGCATGATCTCCTCTTCGGTGAGGTCTTGGTAGGGCTGATGCTCCGTATCGCAGAAATCGCAGCGAAGATTGCATCCTGCAAGGCGAATGAAGATCGCCGGAGTGCCGGTATGGCGGCCCTCGCCCTGAATCGAGTAGAAAATTTCGTTTACCCTCATAATGCGCCCTCCTCCTCTTTGATAGTGTCCGCGACATAGATTGCGACATTGCCCTCGTTTTCCTGTACAGTCGCCTTATAGCATTCAGGGATCTGCTCAACGATCCATCGGGCGATGTTCTCTGCCGTCGGATTGAACGGCAGCAGCTTGTTGAAGTTGCCGTGATCGAGGTAGCCGTGAATCTTGTCCTTGATCCGCTTGAAATCGCAGACCATTCCGTCGGCATTCAGTTTTTTTGCCTTGCAGAATACTGTTACGACCCAGTTGTGGCCGTGCAACTGCTGGCATTGGCTTTTGTAGGAGAGGGTCAGCCGATGGCTTCCCGCGATCTCCATTCTTTTTGAAACGTAATACATTGCTATACTTCTTGATGTTTGCGAGTTAAGAGGTAGAAAAACGGCGTATCGCATAGAGCCAATCCCGCTTTGAGTAGGTATTGCCCGATGACCATGCCGAGGACGAGCATCATGCCGCCCTCCTGCATGAACCATCCGAGACCGATGCCGAATGCGATTGAGATGTAAATTGCCGTGTCAATGATCTGCGAGGTCAGGGTCGATGCGTTGTTCCATATCCACCGCCGTTTGGGATTGCCGCAAAACCGGCCCCGTATCTTGTGGAATATCCATACGTCCCAACTTTGGGAACAGAGGTAGGCGACCAGCGACCCGAATACGAATATCGGCGTCTGACCGAGCAGCATCCGATAGGCCCGTTGCATCTCCTCGTCGTAGGCTGGCAGATACATCGTCAGGATAATCAGGACGAGGGCGATAAGCTGGGCGGCAAAGCCCCTGATGACGGCCTTGTTTGCCTCTTTCTTGCCCCATATCTCGCCGATAACGTCCGTACAGAGGAATGTCAGGGCGTAGGTCAGAGCCGCGCCCGGAATAAGGACGGGAACCCCGCCGATATGGATGCCGGTATCGAGCACCTTGCTCGTAACGACGTTCGCCACGATCAGGCACACGACAAACACGACATTCAGCGTGATGAGATTGGCGTTACTCCGTTTCATACTCCGTCGTATCTTCGATTTCGGCGTCTCGGAGGGCTTCCTTGCGCTCGACGCATGTCCCGCATTTGCCGCAATGCTTTTCGCCGCCCTTGTAGCAGGAGTAGGTCGTGGAGTAGTCGATACCGAGCCGTTTGCCGATGCGGGCGATGTCGGACTTGCTGATGCCCGTATAGGGCGCGTCGATCTGTACTCCGATGTAAGTGCCGTGCCGCATGGCCTCCGACATGGAATGCACGAATCCAGCGCGGCAATCAGGATAGATCGCATGATCGCCGTGATGGTTGGCGATGAGAACCTTACTCAACTTCCTGCTTTCGGCGAGACCACAGGCCACGGAAAGCATGATGCCGTTGCGGAACGGCACGACGGTCGATTTCATGTTTTCGGCCTCGTAGTGGCCCTCCGGCACGGCATCCGCGCCCTCCAAAAGCGAGGATTTGAAATACTGACCGATGAATGCGAGCGGGATGATGATGTGTTCGATGCCGAGCTGCTGGCAATGCCGCGCGGCGCATTCGGCCTCCCGCTTATTGTGGTTGCTACCGTAGTCGAATGTAACGGCCAATGCGATCTCCTCGGCCTTTTCATGCAGGAGGGTAATGCTATCCATGCCTCCCGATACGATGATGACAGAATCTTTCATAATCTTGTTGCTTTTTAATTAAGAATCGGAATTACAGGAATTTTTCGGCGTATCGGCTGAATTTGACCCACTCGTTGAAGTTGTTTACCGCGCCCTCTCTTGATTTGAGCCTGCATCCCTCTTTGCTCATCTGCTCCATCAATCCGGTGCGCGGGTTGAACTTGCAGATATAGCCGCCGCGATTGCCGTAGAGCCATGCGGTGCTATCGACCGAATCGAACCGATACTTTTGCAGATTGGCGACGGTGGTATATCCCAGCCCGTGAATTTTCGCCTTGTGCTTGTGAGCGGTGTTGATGAACCACGGAAACGCCGTTTCATAGACTTTACGGGGGATTTCTTTGGTTACGATGCCTCCGATGGCGACATAGGGGTATTCCTCGCACATCTTGACGAAATACTCCTTGCCTCGGTTCTTGTGCCATACGGGGATCGGCTTTTTGCCCGTCATCTTTTCGAGTTTGTGCCGCAACCGCTCGACTTCCGCCAGCCCGACGACGCTGTCAATATCCAACTCGAAAAAGAGCTTTATATCGAAGCGGTTGATGAAGTCGGCATACTCCGATACATAGGTATCCCAATCGCAGCCGCCTTTGTGGGAACCAGCCATGAACGTATATGCCCCGCTATCGAGCAGGAATGACCCGAAATGCTTGACGAGTGGCATGAAATCCTCGTTCTTCCGCAGGTAGTAGTAGCTTTCGAGGACATTGATACCTGATAGGGTGCTATTACCGTCCCCGACGAAGAAGTCCGCTCCGTAGATGGATTCCCGCATTATTTTGTCCTTGTCGCCCGCGAGAAAGCTGTTCATCGCTTCGATGACTTCTTTGCGGCTGTTGGGCGATGCACAGTAAATTTTCATAACCTTTTGCCAAAATTCGCGGAGGTTGCCTGAAATGCCTCCGGCAAGAAATATCCTCATAGCATCCTTGTTAATCTCTTTAAGAGGTATTCTATTCAAATACTCTGAAATACAGGTTGTTAAATACCCCCCCCCGAATTTTCCGAGACGCTCGCTGATCCAACTCTCGTACAGTCGGATCAGGATTATACCCGGATAGGGATTGTTGCCTGCGAGATGGATTTTCATCACTTGATCTTTATGCCCTCGAACTCACCCATGAGAGTTGCCTCGATGCGGGATTTGATCTCCTCCTTTTGGTCGGCATACTTATCGGGAATCGAGACAGTGATTTTCTCGCCCTTGTCTTTCTCGGCCTCCTTGTCGAGCTTGTCGAAAAAGCTATCTACATCGATCTCGCTTTCATTCATAGGCAGGTCGAGGCCCCATGCGGCCAAAGCGTCGGCGTCCCATTCGTTCGCCAGCATCGACCACTCCCACCGACCGAAACCGGAGTTGTCGAGGATCGTGTAGGCTTTCAGTTTTTCGATGGAGGTTTCTTTCGGGATGATGACGCACGGGGCATCCTTGTAGTCGAGTTCAAGCATGGCCCGATAGCGCATATTGCCGCCGATGATGATGTATTTGCCGTTGTCGAGCGGATATACCAGCAGCATACGGTATTTCATCAGTTCGGGGTATGCCTGAATATCCCTTTTCAGGAGGTCGAGCTTCGTCTCCAAAATCTCGCGGGGATTCGCTGGGAGGCCGTCGAGCTGACCCTCATTCAGCTCCAACCGATCCAATTCCAGCGAGATGAAATCGGCTTCGATGGCTTTCAGAGGTTTGTTCTCTTTACTCATAACTGTTAATTTTTAAGATAGATACCACAAAGGTATAAAAATAGTACCTAATAGGTATTTATTAAGGCGAAAAAATAAAATTTACTTCAAATAAGCGTCGATTTCGGCCATGAACTCGTCGAAAGAACGGCAGATGACATACTTGTATCCGGCCCATTCCGCCCGCTCCTGCCATGCCTTTTGCGATGGCTGTTGTCGGCCCGTCGGGGTCTTCATCTCCACGCATAGGCCGTGAAATTGCTTTGCCGGAAATAGGAGCAGGAGATCGGCGACGCCTTTCATCGTTCCCTCCGCTTTCATGATCGCCGCCTCGGAGCGAAGCCGTGCCCCGCCGTTCGGGACGGCGAAGAGGAGCAAGGCGAGCTGCGGGTATTTCATTCGGAACCAACGCACGCAGGTCTGCTGGATGATGCTTTCCTGATGCCTCATGTCAATATCGAAAATCCGTAAAGTGAATGATGACGCCGTGAAAGACCTTGTCCTCTTGCGGATGCCGGCCGAAGAACCACTCCTTGAAGTCGGTCGTATTGAGGCCGTCGTTCTTGGCGATCTCATAGCAGTCCGCGTCGATCCATTCCCGACCGTCGATGCAGGCGGTGATCGTATCGTTTTCGCTATGATAATGCAGCTCTATCCGCTGGATGCCGATAGGCTGGTCGAGGCGGGCAATCTCTACCTGCGGCGAGTTGTACGGGCGTCCCGACCATTGACGGATAGATAGGCAGTAGCCGCCCCGCTGCATCTTCTCCGCGATGGCGTTCCATTGATCGTAGTTACCTCGGATGGTGTGCAGCTTACGGCTCGATGCGAGCTTCTCCTTGAAGCCGGTCGGCTGACCTTTCCGGCTATGCGTCGTCGGGAATACCCGTGATAGCGTGATGATGATTTTCTTCTTTTTCATTTTTCGTTGTCTTGTGATGCCTGCTCAATCGGGAGATAAAGCGGACAGGTTCTTGTTTCGAGGTCATAACATGCGCCCGTGAAAGGGGCGGGCGGCAATTTACGCCGTTCCCATTCACGGAAGAGGTGATACCTCCGGCATTTATCGCTCAAAAGGCAGCAGTAGCCGCTGCAATGAGTTATATCGTGATTGTAATTCGTTGCCATAGTTCAAAACTTATTACTATTTCGCGCAGAAATGCGGGTATTTTGCATTTTATCCCATCAGCCCTAATGGTAGTTGCGTCGCATCGGATTCGAGCGTATTCGCCTCCAAAAGGGCCTCCTCGGATAGCCTTTGCATGGGCGGCGGGTTTCGACGAATCCCCATCCGCATTGCGTGTGTCGATCTTCCCATGAGAGTAGGGAGTTCATGACCCGATCCAATTCCTTGAATGATAGAGCCAACTCTACCATGTCAAGCTTCAAATCCATGAATACCTCTGCCAGCCCTACCATGATGTGCCCTCCTCGAATATGTTTTGTTGTTCGGGTTGCTTGGTCGCCAGAGTGCCGAGCGCGTCATGTACCCGTGCAATCTCGGCATCGACTTCCCGCTCGACCGCCTTACTCTGATTGAGCGCGGTTTTCGACCGAGTGCGGAAATACTCCTTTTGCAGCTTCCGCATGAGGGCTACCTTGTCGAAGAATTGCCGCGCGTTCATTTCTCGGCGATTTTATAGGCATCGACAATCGCCGTTTTGACGATGGATGCGACCTCATAATCTGATACTGTACCTCTCATTCCCTCGGCGAGGTTCTTGGCAGCCTGATTCAGGTCGGACGCCTGCACAAGGATATAGATCGCTTTCTTGCGCTCTGCACCCGTATTTTCGTCGAGCGAGATGAGGTTGATCTTGGCCTTGTAGAAGTGATCGCCGTTCTCATCCCAAAAGATTTCCGAGATGTTGCTCCGCTTCACGGCCGACACCGAGAATGCTCCCGATGTGTAGGGCATCATCTCGTTGGTGATGCGGGCCTCTGCCTCCGTGAATGAGAGGGCATCGACCAAATACGGCTCCGTGATGGTTTTCAGAGAACCGTTTTCTCTCGTTTTTTCGTAACGAACTTTCGTTGTAAACCACATGATAGAAAATGTTTTGAGTTAAAATTTGGGGGCGTCTTTGGCTATGCGACGCATGGCGCGGATTGCGCTGTCTATCGCCTGACCGAGAACAAAGGGGTGCGGCATTTTGCCGCTTCCGCCGCGCCGCCATTTTTGGTAATGATGTAGGACGCGGAGGGTTTCCACGGCCGACATATGATCCTCTTTGAATTTGCAGAGGTCGTCGCATCGGTTATGGTTTCGGGTAATGGTACAATGACCGTATCCGTTCACGTCTTCATTCGTGAAAAAGGCGCATTCGCCGCATTTGCAGGGTCGTATCATATTTTATTTGTTTTGTGGGTTATCCATTTCTTCACGACGTTTATGTATTCAGGCGGGACATAATAGTTAAACTCGCCACGTTCAAGGGCATCTATTTCGCCCTGCACATTTTGTATCTTCCTATCCTGTTCCTGCCGTCCAAAGGAGAATAAATCGTCGTTGATTGGCGTATTTTGTAGTTGCTTCATCTTCGATTTTTTTGCTTGAAGCAACGTTGCGCGTCGAGCGTCAATATATTCTTGCCCTTGCAATAAGGTTTGAGGCCCAATGAACAACTCAACTTTTCGCCTTGGATTGCTTACCTTTACACGTGCAGCGACATACTCGAAATACCATCTCCATTTGCTTACAATGCGCGCTGGCAATTTATTTCGATAGTATATCACCTCGTCGGCATGATAGTCTTTGTAAATCGTGATCTTGACGCAGATCGCATCCTCTATTTTTATATTTCTCATTTTTTTAAGAAACACATCCATATTGTTTTGCCTCCTTTGCCGGACGTATGCCCGAATAGGGGCTTTTGCCCGATGACTTCGATGATCCGCGAAGTGGGTATCTGCTGCTCATTCCATTTGAAAATGAGCGTTCCGTTCGGTTTGAGGACACGCATACACTCCTCGAATCCTTGCCGAATATCATCCTCCCACGAGGGGAGGAGGCGACCGTATTTCTTCGCCAGCCATGACGATTCGCCGAGGTTATTCAGATGCGGAGGATCGAATAGGACGAGATAGAACGAATTGTCGGGGAACGACATCTTGCGGAAGTCTCCGACGACATCGGGCCTGATCTCCAACCTGCGCCCATCGCAAAGGGTATACTCCTCGCTACGGCAGTCCATGAAGACCGTATCGGGATTGTTTTTGTCGAACCAGCACATCCGGCTGCCGCAGCAGGCATCAAGTATTTTGCTCATATTCTGACGATAATTGAAGTTCCGATTTGGCGACCTATCGTTTTCCCGTACTCATTGCAGATTTCACGCGGATAGATACTCAAATCGGAGATTTGTACCCCGTTCTCCTCTTCAAACTTCATCAGCAAGCAGGAGATTTGATCTTCAAGCCGTTCCTTGGCGGCCTTGACCTCTGATATTGTTTTGCTCATACGAATAGCGATTTTGAAATTCTTGTCAATACCTTTACTCTTGCTTCGGCACAGAAATCCTTTTTGATTTCAAAGCCGTAAGCCTTTCGACCCATATTGGCAGCCGCGAGCAGGGTCGTTCCGCTTCCCGCGCATGGGTCGATAACAACATCGCCTTTGTCGGTGAAAATCTCGATCAGGCGTTCCAGCAGGGGAACTGGTTTCTGCGTCGGGTGGATCTTCGGGGTATCGGTATCACGCACCCAATCGAAGCAGTTGAAGATCATCCTCCCGTCATTGTTGAATTTCGGCAGGCGGTCGCGGTAGAGAATCAATCCGTATTCGCAGTTGCCGACGACTTTCATGTTGGCTTTGAGTACCTGCGCGGAGAAATCCTTGCGGAATACGAGCGGGATGTAGCGTTTCAGTCCATACCGCTGTCCGAGTTCGATGTAGTAGTGCATCTGCTCGAAAGGACAGAAAAGGATCATACAGGCCGCGCCTCCTTTCGATCTTCCCCCCCCCTCGGATTTCTCCTCTTTGATAGGCTTGTCCTTACGAAGCATCTGACTACAAAAGTGCATGAACTCCGCAGGCCGGAAATCCTTGTCGGTGTCGAAAAACTGCTTGCCTGCGAGTGCGCTCTCGCCGTTCTTATTGTCGCCATCAATATACCATGCCGGATTGCTGGCATAGGCGTTCGCTCCAAGGTTATACGGCACATCGGCGATGATAAGCTGTGCTTTGGGAATACCGTATGCCTTGAAATTTTGAAAATGATCATTAAATAATTCTATGTCTTTCATGCGGAATTTGCTATTGTTAAATTCATTATTTCTTGATATTTCTCTACCTCTATAATTCGATATTGTCCCGGCGTTTGGTGATAGTCAAATGTTGCAAATAGCGTTTGTTTGGCTTCTTCGAGGGTGTCGAATACAAACCCTGTTTCAACCCTCCATTCGTTGAGTTTTTCGTCGTAGCTTTCGATGAGGAAAAAATTTCGCTGCATGTTATTCTTGGATTGGTCGCCATTGGTATCGGCTCGGTTTGCGTTCTAAATCGCCCCTCCATTCGGCGGCATTATCGTAGTTGATGAGTTCGATGCACCCGTCCCGCTTGTCTCTTACAAGGCGTGGCAGATTGCGAAATACCTCATCTATGGCGTCATCGGTGGCAAATCCCCATTTCGGGTCGGCCTGAATGTCGCGCCATTGTGTCAGAGAAGAAATCCGATATTTCAGATCGGCAACTTCTTCGGCTTGCTCATCCAATGCCCGCTCGTATGCGGCGGCGGTCTGCGGGGCAATATCTTTCGCCTTGCCGATGTTGCGCCAATATCGGCGAATCCAATTCCACATCGCATAGTAGAACTTATCCCGCATATCCCGCCGGAGCAAGTCGGCCTGCGTGTCGTACTTGGCCTTGTGGAGGCATGGCGCGGCCTTGATGCAGCGGAAAAAGCCCGAATCGGTGATGTACATCAGCCCTGCGAACTTTGGGCATTCGGCCTCGGAGATAATTCCCTCCGGACAGACATACCAAAAGTAATTCGGTTTTAGCATCGGTTCTTTCCCGTAATCAATGCCATATTGGTCGAAGCCGTGGTACTTTGCGACAGTCATATCCTCCCCTCCCAGTAGTCGCATCTTCTCCTGCTTGTGGGCAGCCTCATTCAGAAAATCCGAATGGCTGATCTTGATCTCGCACTCGTATACATATCCGGCTTTTGAGATTGCCAAATAATCGGATTCCCACGCATAGAAGATGAAGCCGACCATCTCGAACGCGGGTTTCGTCAAGATTGGATGATTCTCGTACAACGCCCGCTGGATGCTCTCCTCGGTGTGTTTCGGTTTAGTCGGGGTTCCTCCCCGTGTCCCTCGCATTCCCATTATTCGGTCAGTTTTTGGATAAATTCATCGGCGATCTTGCGGGGCATATCGCCGTGGAAGATGCCCGTCATCATGTCAAGAATGATCTTGTGTGCTTTCGTCTGTATCCGCTCCTCGGCCTCCTGCTCGGCGTGCGTTACGCAGTATTCCACATCTGCCGCTATAAAAGTCAATGAGCCGATGGATAGCCGATCGTTAATAAATCTTCGTACTTTTTTGCTTTTCATATCTCAATTAATTAAGAATGCCATTCCGATCTGGATATTCTTTGTCAGCCAGGTGTTCCATCTGATTCAAACACTTTTTCGCTTTGTCCATATCCTCTTCCGCATATTCATTGTCGGGATGTTGGGCCAAGATGCCGTATAGAATATTACTCACGAGCATATGGGCTTGCTGGCTTTCATATAGCTTCTGTTCTGATACAGCCGATCTATCAACAGCACTACCCAATTTATTACAGACAACCATTAATCGTTGCAGCAATTTCCTTTCGGATTGGTTCATTATTCAATCATTTTCGTCGTTATCATCATCGGGATAGCTCACATCCTCATAGTTCACGCAGAAGTCGAAGCCCGGATCATCGTCGAATACTCCTTTGGCTTGGCACTCTTCGTATTTTCGGCAGTTGCCGCAACAACACTCGTTTATCGGTCTGTTGATTTTCATGGCTATTAGCATTCTTTGTTTGGTAAATCCGTTAAAATTCCGATTTCTTTTGCCGCTTCGAGGATGTGCAGAATATCCCGCATTGCCGAAAGCATGCGAGGGTCAATCCCCTCTACGGAACAATTTTTAATCACGTTTCTCTGAAAATGAATCAGGAAATCCATGTCGTGATCGATGATTGCGGTTGCAATTCTATTCGCCATTGTTATGCTGCTATATTGTTCTTAATCAGTTGTGAACAAAGGGCCTCGCAGAGCACTCGTGCCATGTTGACCTCGACGGCATTGCCGATGAATTTCTTTTGATCGGCTTGCGTCCCGACGAGGACGTAATCGGATGGAAACCCCATGATTCGCTTCAATTCAGGGATGCGAAGCATCCGCATCTTGATATCGATGATGCCGTACAATGCCATGAAACGCTTGATTTTTGCCATCGCCGGACTGTCGTCGGTGGTTACGGCGATTGTGGCTCCATGCTGCTTCATTCGGCAGGTTACGAGTTGGTGCTTCGGGTTGGTCGTTACCGTCGGAGCAGGGGTTTCGATGCCGCAGGGCGTTCCGTTCCCGTACTGCATATCCACGAATGCGAGCCTATCCCTTGTCGTCAGCGTCGGCGCAGGTGCATCGATGGAGTGGTTATGCCCGTTTCCGTAATATGCCGTGATGAACGAGTGATGATCCCGTGTCGTTATTGTCCCCGCAGGCTCTTCGACCGAAACGCATTTGCCCTCCGGACTGCCTCCGTAATGCTTGGAGAGGAAATTGACTTGTGCAATGCCGAGCCTATTCTGCGTCGCAACGGTCGGGCAAGGTTCGTCGATGCTCGGTGCGTGGTATTTCCCCGTTTGGCTCATCGAGTTCCACTTCACCAAGAATGCCTCTTTGCCGCCTGCGACGAACTTGATTAGACCCGCGTAAATGCGTTCCAACGTCGCATCGACAAGCGGTTTCTTGCGTCCAAAAATGCTCTCGCCCTCATCCGATAAATCCAGCACCTCTCGCACGGGCTTCCAGCGTTGCATTTGACCGAATAATCCCGTCGCGCCGTCCTTGCTGTGCGTCGGTTCGGGGAACACTATCGGGAGGCTCCCTTTGGCGAATATGCCGAAGAATCGGCGACGAGTGGTGTATGCCCCGTAATCGGCCGAGTTAAGAATCCGATACGCGAACCGATAACCGTAGCCGCAGACATTCGACACCCATTGCTGATACAGCCGTCCTGCATCTTTACTGATCGGCTTGCCGTTCTCGTCGAGGTCGCCCCACGACATGAACTCCTCGACGTTCTCGATCTGAATGTAGTCGGGGTTGATAGCCTCGATGTATCGGAAGAGATGTTCGGCCAGCGTCCGGCTGTCGGCATCGCGGGGCTGGCCGCCTTTGGCCTTGCTGAAATTCGTACATTCGAGACTGGCCCACAAGACGACGAACGCATCGGGATATTGCCGCCGCATTTCGGCGATATGAGCTGTCAGCGGCGAGAGTTCCAGCGTGCGAATATCCTCCGTGAAGTGCAGCGCGTCGGGATGATTGGCGGCATGAGAGGCAATCGCATTTGCATCATGGTTTACGCATCCGATGACCTTTGCACATTGCCGTCCCTCATATCGGGCGTTTTCAACGCCGGTAGAGGTTCCGCCTGCTCCGCAGAATAAGTCGATGTATAGCAGTTTCATATCGCCTTATCTTTTGGTTTCGCATTCATTCCATCGACGCGCGATCTCTTCTCCGAGTTTCGTAGCGTCGGGTAGTGTTTCTTTGAAGTCGCGGTACAAATCGCGGCTGAATAGCTTTATTTGGCCGATAGGGATATTCCATCCGCAGTCGGGGTCTTTGATGCAGAGATCGACCCGTCCGTGATTATCGTCCGGTATGCAGAGTAGTTTTACCCGTTGGGTGTCGAAACTACCCTCGACGAATTGAAATTTTGGTTTGATCTCCATGACTATTCCTCCTCGATTCCCTCTTCAATTTCAAACTGCGCCAATGCCTGTTGACATCCGAAGCAGAAAAAGTCGTTGAGCGCATCGTAGATTGATTCGGGGATTTCATCTTCTTCTTCAAAGTTCCCCTCGACGCACTCCGAGCTGCCATAATGTCCGATATGCCGTTCGGAGTAGGTTTTGCCGTTGATCGTTACATCGGTTTTCCAACCGTCAGCGGTTATTTCGATATTGATTTTATTCTTGTTCATAGTTGCGTTGAATTATTGATTACTACATATCCTCTCCGTCCATGAATTTACCGAGGCCGAACCACACAAAGGATTTTTGCCAATGGCGTTTCCCGACATACTGGGTAATCGACCAGCGTGTAACGATCATGCGCGGGTAGGTGTCTGTCTTGGGGTCGTACCCCTTTCCGATTTTGATGTACTCTTTCCCGTTATCGCCGCGAAAGAGCATGAAAAACTGCGATTTCAGCGGGCTATTGTCGTCTACCCATGCGCAGATCAGGATGCGCCAGCCCCGAAATATTTTTCTAATAGCTCCGATGTGAATCATAAGTTAGCGTATTTTACTTGCGTTACATTTTCGCAGCGCACCCACATCGGGTCGTCTGCATCAATTCCTGCGTCGTCGTAAAGGGCAAATAATCGTTCAGGGAAATTGCATGAGATTACTTTGTACCAATATCCTCCGTATTCAGCCAACATCCCAGCGCAGAATCGTAATGAATCGAAATCTTGCTGTGTCATAGCCTATCATTTTACAATTTGAGTAGGGTTACAGCTGAAATTCCAGTCGGTTACGTCTGCACAGCAAGTGTGAATTTGCCCCATGTTCATCCCGCATTGGCTTTTCACGATTTGAATAGCCATCTGACGCGAACCTGCTTTGACCTCGAATGTTCCCTCGAAGACGAATTTCGCTCTGACTTTGTAGCTCCGACTTCTCGGATAGGTTTTTAATTTTACTTCTGTCCCCATTGCGTTGAATTTTGTGTTTTTGCGCTGTTTCCTGCGATATGCCGCATTATTTCGGATTATCCGACCTATCTTATCGCCGTTGCCTGAAACTCGCGGCAAATCGCCTTAATTTCATTTATCCCGATAGGTCTCATTCTTGAAAATGATGACTTCGAGCATCTCGTTGAATCGGTCTGCGATGCGGTTGCCGTACTTCTCGCGGATTTGCGACTTTGTGAGGTTGGTCGTGATGAACGTGAAGAGCTGCAAATTGTAGCGGTATTCGAGCATATCGACAACCGGATTGAGGACGTTTCCATAGTCGAGAACCTCTATCGGTTCGCGCCCCATATCCTCGATAGCTATCATCGGCATATTGCGCAGGTTGCGGAATGCCTCGAAATCCTTTGCGAACATGACTACCTCTTTTGCATCGACGATCCGAATGCCGGCCCGTTTGCCCTCGAAATGCCCTATATTGTTGAGCCAATTCACCGCCGACTGAAAGGCATACAGGAGGGTTGTTTTTCCATTGCCGGGTACGCCGCAGAGCATTACCCCGAACTTGGCATCGTCGCGGATCAGGAATGCCGCCAGCCGTTCGATATTGGTTTTGGTCGCCTCGTCCTCGATGAACTTGCGATGGCGATATTCGACCTCCGCCTGATATGCTGCCAGCAGAATATCCGTTGCCTGCTTCAAGCTCACCGACCACTTAAAATTTCCCCTCGTAGTCTTCCGGCCGAGTAGCAGTCGCTTCAGTCCCTCGACGTTTATCACATGATCTTTGTTGATTGATTCCATTGCGTTTGTTATCTTCTTTTTGCCACGTTGCCACCGCCGCGCGCCAATTTTTCATCTTGTTTTTGCCGACATACCATCCTTTGCTCTCGTAGAAGTTCACGAATCGCTCGGCATCCACCGTATAGCCCTTTTCCCTGATATAAGAATCTACATCCTCAATAGAGGGCGGGGAAAAGCGTTTTTCGCTTTTTCCACTTTTCCCCTCTCTATTGTCTTTTATATTCTTATTATTCTTATCTTCTGTGCAGGGGTCGTTGCACCCGTCGTTGCAGGGGTCGTTGCTCACCCCGTTGCACCCCGTCGCGTTATTCTGCTGGTAATCATCATAATTAACTATCGCAATTATCGTTGCACGGGTAACGGGGTGCTTTGAGCGGCTTATCATCTGATCTGCTTCGAGTAGAGATAGAAATTTGAGGATGGTATGCTCGGATGGCCTACGTTTCACGCCGTCGTCATCCTTATACACCCACCTCTCTTGGAGGTAGTGGACGGATGCGATCAGTTGTCCCCGTTTGATGGTGACGAGGACTGACTTCACAAGGCGTTTGCTATCTTTCCATTCGGCGAGCATCAGCAGGTCGAGCCACCACTTCAAATAGCGGGGCCGTTCCCAAATCCAATGCTCCCGAATGGTTTGATATATTTTTATCCATCCGCCCATCACCTATTTCCCCACGAAAGCAAAGTAGATTTCAGCGAATTGTTCACCTGCGTATTTCGCCAGCGCGGACGATTTGAAGCAAAGGCGAGACCCGACATCCGCACTCGCACGCGAGGGCGCGTTACCCGTATCCGCACACGCAAAGCCGGCCCTCGCGCCGTTAGCCGCAGAACCGCCGAACAGGACAACTTTCTTGCGCTCCTCCTTGTTCATCTTGGCGATCTCCTCCTTGGTGTAGAGCCAAAACCACGGATAGTAGCGGTATTCGTCCTCGGTGAACTGCGGTGTCCATCCCTCATTGAGAGCTGCCGTGATGATGCGGAGTTTGAGGTAGGCTACGAGATCGGAGCTAATATCCGAATCGTTTTCAAGGAACAGATGCCGTTTGTGGTATTCCTTTACGAGCGGATGGTTCTCGCCGAGTTCCTTGAATGCGTCATCAAAGGTCTTGATTCGCTCCATGATGTTCTTCGGGCGGAACATCTCCTTGCCGAAGAGATTTTCGAGCATCTTCTTGTTGTCGGTATTGCCGTTCTTGTAGGCATCGAGCAGGTTATTTTTCTCGATGTAAATATTGTTTCCGTTCATTTTCAGTATGTTTTTTAATTCGTCTTGCGTAAAACATTTCGCGCATTCCATGATGAAGTGCGACAGATGCGCTTTGTCGCACCAATAGCCGAGGCGATTGCAGTCTGCGATATTCCTGACATCACGGTAAATCGTGAGTTCGACGAATATCTGTCCCTCTTCCTCCTTGCGGGTCTTGTCCTGCTTTACTATCAGCATTGCATTCGATTTTTTAATCACTCATATCGACATGGTGTACATTCTTGCATTGATCGCAGATATATACCACATCGTTACACCGATACAGGTATTTGGAGTTATCGAACTTCCGCCGGATATGCCCGGCTTCCCTGCATTTTTTTAGTTCGGAAGCATTAAAATCGAGTTGCCATCCGAGGTCGGTATATCCCTTTGGCAAGACGAATTTGTTTCCGTTAGGGTTTGGTATTTTTTTCATTCTCAATTTTCTTTAATCGTGGAATAATCCTTTTTGTCAATCTTACGGCGTTAATAAGCCGCGTATTCCCGCTGTCTATCTGCACGTTTTCGAGTATCTGCGGCAGACAGCGGATCAGCGTTGAAACTATATCGTTCGGCACGGGTCGCATATCAGTAGGGCATTTTATCGAGATTGACCTCCAATCCTGCACGGGCGATATAAGCCGGTTTTCCTGCGATCTGCCGCACTTCTTCGGCAAACCCTTTGGCATTACTGTTGCCGTCGGAGAGATGCAGTAAAATCACCTCATTTGCCGCCGATAGGTCGGTCGTCCGCAAAATCTCTTTCGTCGTCTGCAACTCCATGTGCGAACCCATCAACCGCCCCCGCATAGCGGGAGGCATCAGCCCTCGGTCGATATTCTGCTGTAAGATCGCATCGGAGTAGTTCGCCTCGATCATTACATGATTCAGGTTCGGCAGCCGATATTCCAGCATCATCGTATCGGTAATGAAAAGCAGACGTCCCATCTCCTGATGCTCGATGACGAACCCGGCGCACGGTACATCGTGGACGACCGGCAGTACGAAGACCTTGAAGCCTCCCACTTTGTAGCCGTGCATCGGTTCGATTATCTTGCAGAATATGCGATTTCTCGGATTGGCGGTGTCGAATACATCGGCGAGGGCCAGTACGCGGATACCGCAGGCGAGAAAGTCGCTCAACGACCTTGCATGATCGTCGTGTCGGTGAGATACGAGGCATCCTACCACTTTGCCGAGCTGCCAGCCGAGACCCTTTTTAATGTCGCGCATCGGGATTCCCGCTTCGACGATCAAAGTTTCATCGGCCGCTTCGAGGATGTAGCAGTTGCCCCGTGATGAACTCCCCAAACATTTTAAGATCATACTCCCGTGCCGTTAGATGTATTCAGGTGCAGGAGCAGGTGCGGCCTGCTCCGATCCGGTTCCCTTGACTTCTCCTGTTTCAGGATCAACCTCTTCGTATTCGGTGGTCGAGAGATCGACCATCTGCGCACCAGCGTTGCCGAGCGCGTCGTTGCGGTTCGTCAAGGCCTCATCCTCGACATCGTGAGCCATCGCGTTCTGCATCTCGACGGAGAGATAGCCGTATTTCGACAGCAGGCGGCGGATCACCGTTTTCAGGGCCATGTCGTTGAAGTTGCCCTCCCATCCGACTTTCTTGCCGATTATGCCGTCGTTGGCTTTGGCGATGAGCTGCTCGACGGTCGTCTCTTTCTTCACGGAGGGAGAATACCGTTTGGCGTAGGCGGCCATATCCTCGACGGTTACATAGAGCGTCTTGGAAAAGCCGTTGAGCAGCTCGAAGTAGCAGAAGTAGCCGATGATCTTATCGGAGGTCTTTTCGCCGTCGAAAGCGATCTCTCCCGTGAGCTTATTCACCTTGCGGACTTCGCCCTCATAGACGACATCGGCATTGATCGTCCGGTACTGACCCGTTCGCATGGCGAGCTGGATGTAACCCTTGTAGCCGGGGATGAATGTCGGCGTCGGGACTTTGACCCATTCCTCGCGTCCGGTCTGCTCGTTGAAAACCTTGACCGAGTTGTTGTAAACCACGATGTAGGCGAAACCGAGGGCCTTGTTCAGAGGCAGGCGGAGGGTTGCCGCACGGAGAGCTTCGGCGATGACTACTGAGGGTTTGCAAGTCTGTAACGACCGGTCGCCCGTATAGAGGTCGATGAGCGATGCGACGAACGTATCCTTGTGCTCGCCGAGGGCGTTTTTGAACTGCTCCTGTACCGACGGAGCATTGATAGTTGCTTTGAGCAGATCGACGGGGCGATCCTGCTTTGCTATGGCTTGATTCATTGTGTGATGTTGTTTTGAATGTTAGTCGTTGATAATTATTTTTTTGAGGGCCGCGAGCTTTGCTCCGATAGATACGACTTCTGCCATATCGGGGCGTTCGAGGAATGCGGCCATGCTTTTCGCCAGCCCTTTGCCGCTCCCCATGATCGCTACACATTGGGCCGTCATGTCGCTGTCTTGCAGCTTCTCGTTTACGAGGAGGATGCAAGACCTCTCATTACCCCCCCCCTCCGGGATCAGCGTTTCGATCTCTTTTACCATCTCCTCCACGCGGAGGATGAATGCGCTTTTCTGTTCTTCGGTTTTCATGATTGCGTTGAATTAAAAGTGAATGATTATTAGTCGAAAAGGCTCTTCGGTTGAGCCGGATTTCCGTTGTGCTTGATGATGAGCTTGTCGTCGAGCGATACGAACAGGCGGATAACCTGCGATTGTGTCGGATGCAGGGTATTGACGCTCTCCGACCCATCGGCGAAGATCGGCGCGGAAATGCCCTCGAAACGGCATATCGCGTTGATGATGTCGATACCCGCGTTGAATTGCCCTGCGGTATTGGCGTCGGAGAACGGCACACCGTTTACCATTGCCTCGCAAGTCTCTACCTCGCCGCCGTTGATCTGCGTCTCGAAGAGGCGGAACTTTACGAAGTCGAACAGTCCGTTGATCTTGCTCTCGATGGCCTCCGTGCGGGCTTTCGAGAACGCCGCCATCGTGAACTCTATTCCCTCCAATTGCGCGAGTTCTTCCGACTGCATACGGAGAGACTTTTCGAGTTCGGCGATGCGATGATTGTTCCTCTCGATCTGCTCGCGCTTCATCAGCCGTGATTTGAGGGTGTCGATTCCTGCAACGAGCGAATTGCGGCCCTCGCGCAGCAGTTCATCATCGGACGCGGGTTCAGAGGATGCGATCTCCTTTTCGAGTGCGTCGATCTGCCTGCCGAGTGCGATATAATCGGCATTGGCTTCGATGGTAGGTGTGGCGTCTGGTTCGACGAGTTTTGCCGCGAGGATGCCGCTCGTTTCTATTTCGGAGATGATAGATACCTGCTCGGCGATCTTTTCCTCGATTTCGCCGATATATTTATGCACCTCCTCCATGCGAGCCTTGTTCTCCTTACCGCGACGATTGTTCTCTTCGAGGTCGGCGGCATTTCGGCGATTGAAGTTCTCGGTAATCTCCTGCTGGCGGCTCTCGATCTCCTCGATCTCGAAACGACGCTTGCAGGTCGGGCAAATAAACTCGTTCTCATCGAATACGAGCTTGCGGGCATTGATTGATTGCCATTGCTTGATAAGCGCGGCGCGGCGATCGGTGCATACCTCTACTTCTCGGCGGGCATTGGCGAGGTCGCGCTCGGCTGATGCTTTCTCGCGTTTTGCCCGCTCCAAATCCTCGGCGGCGGCCCGCTGCTTGGCCTTATCGGAACGGTAGAGTGCCTGTACCTCGTCCTTGATTTTGAGTTCGAGGGCCAGCCGTTCGTTTTTCAGGTCGCCGATCTTGCGTATTTTGTCAAGACGGGCCTCATTCGCGGCGGCATAGGCTTTCGTGGCATCCGCGATCTGCTCCTCGACTTTGGCGAGTGCTTCCTGCTTCTGTCGGAGTTCCGCTTCGAGTGCCTCCCAATCCTCCGCCTCCGGCACATCGCGGCGGCGTTCGTCGATGCGTTCGGGGATAGCCTCGATTTCGGCTTTCAGACGGCGTTTTTTTGCGGCGATCTCTTTCTTGTATTCCTCCATCGTTTTTCCCGTCAGCGAGGCAAGGAGAGCCGCAAAATCGGCATTTCCTGCGGCTATTTCTTCATCGGTGATACCTCCGGCCATACGGAAGAGCATCGACCGTTGTGTATCGGCCGACTGCGCCGTGAAGTAGAGGGGATTGGTGATGAATTTGAATACCTGTTCGGGGCAGATCGCGGCGATCTTCTCGTTCCACTCCTTGACCGAGCAAGGAACGTCGTTGTAGAGGCGTTCTTCCTCATGTCCGACGAACTCCTCGACCGCCGAACCGCGTTTCTTCGTCCATTTCTCATTGAATCGACGGCATAGGGTTACGACCTCGCCATCGACCAGCAGGACGGCCGACACCTCGTGCGGGAGTTTCGGGATGATGTTTCCGGCCTCGTCGTAGGTCTTGATGCCGAACTGCTTTCTATCCTCGCTGTTCTTGCCGAACAGGAGCCATGTGAATCCGTCGAAGATAGAGGTCTTGCCGATGCCGTTGCGACCGTAAATCTCTGTGAGCGCATGGTCAAACTCGACCGTCAGATCGCGCAGCCCCTTAAAATTGAGGAGCCTGATTTCTTTGATGATTACCGTTTTCATTTGCGTTGAATTGAATGTTTATTGAATACTCTCGATGTAGTATTGAGCGACCTTTTTTCCCGTCATCGTCTCAACCCTCGTTGCCTTGAATTTGATTTCGGGGTGGCTTTTCCGTAGGTCGCTGATGCGCGATGCGAGCCTCATGCACCCGAAGAGCCGCAATGCTTCGAGGCTCGTGATCCGGCTGCCGTTCAGCAAGTAGGCGAGAATGCGCTTGCATTGGCTTTCGGATGACTGTATATTGGGATTGTCGTTCATATATCTGCTTATTTATGCGTTACGGCGTAGGTCGTGCCCCTGCTGCGAATTTCATCGTCGGTCGGGACGCGGGATTGAAGCTGCCATGCTTCGATCTCCTTTTTTCTGAAATATATTTTGTTGCCCTGCTTGTAGTGCGGAATCTTCTTTGAACTTGTCAGATGCCGCACGCGGCTTTCGGATATGCCGAGCAATAGGGCGATCTCCGAGGTATTGAGTACCTCTTTCGAGCCGAGAAGCAGAAGCCGCTCGATGCGTTCCAATCTTTCCTCTACTCCCATACGTCGTCCTCCTCCTGCATCGTTTTCGACATTTCGGGAATACGGTTGCGGGCTTCCCAATAGACGACCATTTTATAATTGAGGTATAATGCGCCGAAACCAATGACTTTTGAGAGAATCAAGGCCGTGATCCATTTCCCGAAAGGCTGGTCGTCGATAGGCACGGAGAACACTCCGAGGATGGCGATAAGTCCGACGACCATCAGAATGTAGTATCGCCAATTCAACAGGGCTTTCATATTTCATTGGATTGTGCCTCCGATCTTGGGAAGAGGCCGTTTATATTCAGGTTATAGCGACGCGCTATGATGCTCTGCGTCAGTTCGTCGGGGACTTGCCGACCGCAAAGCCACATCTTGACCGTATTTTCGGATCGATGCGTGAGTGCGGCGATCTCGGCGATGAAATTCTGCGCGGGCGTCGGCTTCTTTTTCTGCTCCGCATAGAGGTCGAAAAATGATTTTTTCTCTGTTCTGCTCATATTTCGTCGTTAATTATTCACTTGTTAGGTACTATTTTTATATATTTGCACCCGACGGATTTTATTGATGCGTCAATATCTTTCCGTATTGCAAGGGCAAAGATAAATACTTTTGTTTGGATAACCAACATTTTTCTTTGTTTTCTGCAAAGAAAAATCTTTGCAAAAGATGGGATGTCCCATTTTTAAGAGGATAACATTGTGATATACAAACATATATGACAGGACAGAAGATAAAGGACATACTTCGCTCGGAAGGCATCACGATTGCGGATGTTGCGCGAATGCTCGGACACAATGGGGATCAACGCCTGCATAGTGCCCTGAAATCCGATGATGTCAAAAGCGGATTGATCGAAGATATTGCCCGCGTTACCAACAAAAGTGTTTGCTATTTTTATGAGGGTAGCGGGAACGCGGTAGCGACGGATCACGGTATTGCGGTATCGGGCGATTCGAATCAGATCAATGCGCTTTCGGAGAAGTTTATCGCCCTGCTCGAAAAAAAGGACGAGCAAATAGATCGGCTTCTGACGATTATAGAAAAAGAAAAATAGATATGAAAACGGAAGAGATAAAGGAGCTGTTCGAGCAGTTTGAATCAATCGTCTGCCTGTATGACGGGGTGGAGTGTTGGAGTGCGCGGGAATTATGCTCGGTGCTGGGATATGTGCAATGGCGCAATTTCGAGCAGATCATAGATAAGGCGAAGAGTGCGTGTGAATCGGCGGGTATGCCCGTTGCCGATCATTTTGCCGACGTCAGCAAAATGATCGAGCTTGCCAAAGGAGCGCAGCGCGAAGTGGATGACTATATGCTCACGCGCTATGCCTGCTACCTGATCGCGCAGAATGGCGATCCCCGCAAACCGCAGATCGCTTTCGCGCAAAACTATTTCGCCGTGCAGACCCGCCGTGCGGAGTTGGTGCAAAAGAGGCTTTCCGATTACGAACGGGTGCAGGCCCGCGCGAAGTTGGCCGAGACCGAGAAGCGTTTGTCGGGTGTCCTGTACGAGCGGGGTGTGGATAGTCGCGGATTTGCGATCATCCGCTCGAAAGGGGATCGGGCGTTGTTCCATCTCGATACGGCCCTGCTCAAACGCAAGCTCGGTGCGCCCGATAGCCGTCCGCTTGCCGACTTCCTGCCGACGATAGGCATCAAGGCGAAAGACTTTGCCGCTGAAATGACCTCCGTAAACGCCGAGCAGAAGAATTTGCACGGACAGATGGCGATAGAAAAGGAGCACGTCGATAACAACGTCGCCGTTCGCAATATGCTTTTGAGCCGAGGTATCGTCCCCGAACAGCTCCCTGCGGGGGAAGATGTGAAGAAAGTCGAGCGGCGGCTCAAATCGGAGGAAAAGACGCTAATTAAGGGGAAGAAAAAGAAATGAGCCGCAGACGGGTTTACAACGATAACACTTTGGCTATTATGGATCGGTTCTTTGCGGCGTTCGATGTCGCCGTACAGAATCGGTTGATAAAGAGCATCGCCGAGTATTGCAGGGATAATTCGATTGCTCCGCCTCATTTCTATACGCAGCGCAAAGATCGCAATAGGGGGTATTTCGAGGTCGGATGGCTCGTTCCGCTGGTTCGGGACTGCGGCATATCCGCGACGTGGCTCCTGACCGGACGGGGCATGATGTTCCAGCAATAAAGACGAAGACCATACCGAGGACGATCTCGATATGGTCTTTTCAATTATGGCGATTTCGCCGCAATTAGAATATGTCGGGTATCTTGGCAACCGCCGCCTGCTTGTTCTTGTCGAGCACCTTTGCGTAAATCTGCGTGGTCGATAGCTCCCGATGTCCGAGCAACTTACTGACCGTATAAATATCGGTTCCGAGATCGAGCATCATCACAGCGAACGTGTGACGGGCACAGTGAAAGGTTATATCCTTGTGGATTCCGGCCCGCAATACCCACCTTTTGATCGTTTCGTTGGTGCAGCTCGGAGAGTGGATGTCGGGAAAGATATGCTCATCATTTTTACCTCTTGTTCCCATGAGTTCAGCGGCCTGCGGCGGTATGTCGAGATATTCCTGTCCGCTGGTCTTTTTCTGCTTGAATATAATCCGCGTGAACTCTCCCTGCTGATGCACGTCGCCCCATGTCAGGCGGATCACGTCGGAGCGGCGTAGTCCCGTCAGGCAGGAGAATAGGAATGCCCGTTTGATGGCCGGATATTCGCATTCGGTTTGAGCGAGCCGCTGCACCTCTTCGATGGTCAGGTACATGCGCGTTCCCTCTTCGGCCTTGAAGCCCTCGACGCCCCGCATGGGGTTGATCGGTATGATGCGATCTTCGTAGGCTTGATTCAGGCAGGCCCGCAGTTTGTTGAAGTAGCTGACCCGTGAATTGCGGGACAGCGGATGATCCTTGATGCGCTCCCGTTCGTCGCAGCTCCACGCACACGCATCTTTTTCTAAATAGTCCCGAAATCCCTGCACCCATTCCTGCGTGATCTGCGAGAATTTGATCCGCTCGTTCGGTTCGTATTTACGGAGGTGTTTCAGGCATGATTTCCAGTTGCCCCAATTCCCTGTGCTCTCCACACCGAGCCGCCGAGCACACATCGCACGGTAGTAATCAAAAAAGAGGGTATCCTCGGCGTATGCCGACTTGAAACCATGCTCGCCGTTCTGCACCTCGACGATGCGCCGTGCCTTGATCGAATTGGCGAGTTGGAGGGTCTGCCGGTTCGCCTCCCTGTCGGCTTTCGTCTTTTCAGGAATGAGGTACAGTTTCAAAAATTCGTATTCCCGCTTTCCGTTCAGGTAGATGTCGAGGTAGAGGCTGACATTCCCGTTCGCCAGCTTCTTGCGCCTGATTCGGATCGGTTCTTTGATCTCCGCCAT